ATTCCCAATGAGTTCGACACCGCTGGCAAGAAGAAGCTATACGGTAAAGAACTAAGATCTTTGTGGATGGCTCCCAAAGGCCGTCTATTAGTGGGCGTAGATGCCGAAGGCATTCAGCTCCGCATCTTTGCTCATTACATCAATGACGAAGAGTTCACCCGAGCTCTAGTCGAAGGTAAGAAGGAGGATAAAAGTGATCCTCACAGCCTTAACCAAAAGATCCTTGGAGACGTTTGCAAAACACGACAGGCTGCTAAGAGGTACATTTATGCCTTGCTTCTCGGCGCAGGCACTGGAAAACTTACCGAAATACTCGGATGTACATCTCATGAAGCGGATGAGGCTTACCAACGCCTTATTCGCAGATACGACGGCTTTGCCCGGCTTAAGGAGACTAGGATACCAGCCGACGCAAGACGAGGGTATTTCAATGGTCTGGATGGTCGACTGGTTAGGATACCTGGAGACACGATGGCCTCGAGACGACACCTCTGCATGTCTGGCTATTTGCAGAATGGTGAAGCGGTTGTTATGAAACGTGCCACATTGAAATGGCACGACAAACTAAAAGACTATGATGCCAAACTAGTAAACTTTGTTCACGACGAATGGCAGACTGAAGTTCCTAACGATCTGAAGATAGCATTACAGGTAGCTAAACTTCAGGCAGACTCTCTCGAAGAAGTCGGCAAGGAACTTAAACTGCTTTGTCCTCTCGCTGGTTCATACTGGAATGATGACGACAAAGATTATACTGTAGCGACCAATTGGTCAAAAACACATTAAGGAATACTTATGATTTATGAAGCTGAAGTTTCGTATATGATCCCTGAAGGAGGCTTCTACACTGTCGACGCTATCGACAAGGAAGACGCTGAGTTTAAGATCATGGAAATGGTTAAGGAAGACTCCCCTGAAGCAGCGATGATTGTCGTCGATGACATCAAGGAAGTCATCCGCTAATGGCAACTGATATCTATAAAAGAGAAACACACTTTATTCGTGGTAAGTGCGAATGGTTTCGGTTGCGTCAAGTCGACAAATACGATAAGTGGTCTACTCAGATCTATCCCGTCCGGGAGGATCTAGACAAGATCCGAGATTGGCAAGCGGAAGGCGTGAAGAATGTCATCAAGAAGAACGATGACAATGAGTACTTCACTCGCTTTACCCGTCCCGTCAAGAAGGAAACAAAAACCGGGAAAGTACTCGTCTTCCGCCCGCCATACGTCCTACTTGTCAACCCCGAGACTGGAGCTAAGGAGCCCTATGAAGGCAACGTCGGAAATGGTTCTGATGTTGAACTCGAGATTGAACTCTATGAACATCCTGTTCCTAACGGTGGTAAAGCCAAGGCCTGTCGTCTGGTTGGTGCTACCGTCCACACCCTCGTTCCGTTTGACGATCAGAAGGACTTCAACCGTGACGAGTATACTGTTGTAAACAAGGCTGTTGATCAGCCAGAACCATTGTGGCATTAATGAACCCAATTGTACTCAACTACGCCCAGTGCATCAAAACTGAAGCACACTGGGGCTACGATAAATTTCACAACATCTGCGCCGGTACTTGGCACTCCGTCAACTGGGGTTCCTTCGACTGGACTATGGCCGCTGTTGGCATCTCAATCTTCGCATCATTGGCAGCCTTCGGGATTGTCGTGATCACTGGGATGGTCGCCGAGATGCGTACCCAAGAGCAGCTAATGAAGAGGTTTGATTTCTAATAGGAATGGCTGAGCAAGGGCCGCACTCCTGCTCAGCGCATGGCTGGCAGAGGGGTACGGCAACCCCCTCAGATAACACGTATACCCTCTGCCAGTTACTATTGTTGATAATGTAAAACCTACCCGGACAGGGGGATACCCCACCCTCCCCCAGCCGCCTTCAGGAAGCGGGTATCAACATCAAGACACGTCCATAGTGTCTGTCCGGACTGAAAAGAACTGTCGTTAGGTGACACCACCGGGAGGTGACTTCCGACTTCGTCAAGCCAACGTCCGAGGGACACTCCTTCGGTATCAGCTATGCCATAGGAGACCAGTGCGACACTGGACAAGCATGGTGGAGGTTGTGCAAGCGACAGATGTAGGAAAAGGACACCGGCCTCATTAGCCGGGATAGAAAAAGCCGTAAGTCAAATGGGTAGCGCCGGGTTGTGGACCCGAGTAGCGGCCAGCTTGAACTGATAAGTTGGCAGAAAAGTAAGCTCTGACCCAGGCATGGGATTTGACCGAAAGTATTCGTATCTTGCCTTAAATGGCTTTGGAGCTGAAGCGGTAACGTAGTGGCGGAATAAAGACAACTCCTCTGGATGAGATACACACCACCTCGGATGATGCCACAATCCTCATCATCACATCCAGCGAGGGACAAGGGACAGCTGTGTGGAGGTTCGATGCCTCCTGAGCTTGGGTAGCATGTGCTGTCGGGTACACCTCGTAGTAGATTGATGGAGAACCAACGAGAGAAGGTCTGGTGGCTCTGGTGTCAGACAAAGGCAACAACCACGACAGCTATTGGTTTGGAAAAGTCTGGGATACGCAAGGGGAGTGCAATCCTCTTAATGTCGGTTCGACCCCGATCTATGTTTCAGGCCGTAATGCAGTAGGCTCTAGATAAAAGTGCGAACAACCGATCCTGCCCGAAAGGACTCAGAGCCTTGGGACGGTATATAAAACGGGTAAGCTGTTAGCCGGTGCAGTCTCACCGACCGATCTAGGCGAACTTCCCCTAAGCCACGGATACTCTCCCCTCCACAGGCCACGGGATGCACTGATAGTACTGCAGCAAGCTGTTCGTAGTTAGCTTCAAAGGACCCTTCCCACCGGGGAAGACCGGGACCGCGCTACGAGGAACACCCCTGAAGGCAGCCCAGGACCTGTACTACTGGAGATTGGAAGTACTGCAATCCTCTACTCTACCGTCGTCTGTAAGTGGAACCTTGCAGCGTCTGACCTAGAACAGAACCAGAGAAAGGTTCTTCCCAAATACCCAGATGGTAAGAGCGATGCCAACGTCTCCCGCCCTGTAGGAGACAGCGCAGTAGGTAGGACAAGCGGAAGCATTGGATTGTAGCTAGGTAGTCGTTCACTAGCCTAGCGATAGACGTCTCCACAGGAGGCGGGATTGGATGTAACTCTCTGAGGCCAGGTGTCTCGGAGGCGCAATCATCTCCTATAGCCGGCATGGGTAGGGTTATGAGACCTACTGAGGTGTCGTTAGGGTCTAGGACTTGAGACGCTGAGGAATAATCCAATCAGGCAATAGATGTTCTTGACAAGGCATACCGCCGAAACGGAAAGATAGGCATATGCTGTTTGGAAGTATAAGACGTCGAGCGTAATGATCGTTACATGGTTGTGGCTCCATGCATCGCCAGTCAAGTTCGTCCATCAGACCCCGTTGGGGTGATATTAACCCGCTGTGCTGTACGTAGTTGCCCTCGCCAGATAAGCGAAAAGAGCAGTGAACTCAGTATGACGCACAGGAGATACGGACATGGTAATTCGTTGCCGTGACCAAAAACCAAGGCCCCCTTAATGAATAAGAAGATGAACGGGGGAGGCCGCGTTCGAGCCTCTCCCAAGTTCACAGGAGGACGTCATGTCTAAGAGCAATTACGGAGAAATCGTCGGACTGCTGGAGTACATGGATAAGGTCCGAAACGAAAAGCAGCCTAAGCGTCTGTTCCGGAAGGAGAAGAAGCAGAGTTCTCCTGATGAATTCTTCGATCAGCTTCGGAAGTTCGAAGACACCAAGGAGAAGTATGAGAAGTGGATGAAGCAGCAGGCAAAGGAAGAGAAGAAGGAAGAGAAGAAAGGTTGGGACAAGCTGTCTCCAATCCAGCAGGCAGTCTATGTAACCTTCGGGATGCAGGTGATGTCGCTGATGTACTTCTTGCTTCTGATCAAGCTGTTGAAGTAATGGACGAACTCGAGGCAATGAAGAGAGACATCTCTCTCGCAAAGAAGGTAGCGAAGAAGTTACGTGAAAGACATAAAACAATTAATCCCAGACATCTACAAGATGCTGGAGAAGGAGCAGTGGTTCACCGATGACTTGTCTAAAGAGTTTAGCGGAGAAGTTGGATCCCGTCTCGTGGAAAGCTTTAGACCCCGAGATGAAGTTTCTAATCTCCGTCTATCTCAGATGGGAGTCCGCTGCCCGTGCCAACTGTGGCACTCAGTACATTCCCCAATGGCTGCGGAACGACTCCCCGGATGGGTCCGTATTAAATTCGGATACGGACATATCCTCGAGGCGCTTATAATCGCTATGGCTAAGGCCTCTGGCCACACAGTCACAGGAGAGCAAGATGAAATCATTCTTGATGGAGTTAAAGGCCATAGAGATTGCATCATTGACGGCGCTATCGTGGATGTCAAGTCTTGTAGCAGTCGCCAATTCGAGAAATACAAAGCAAAGCTTGTCGCAACGAGCGACAGTTTTGGTTATCTGGATCAACTTGACGGGTATGTTGTTGGCTCCGCTCTGGACCCTCGTGTGGAGGTAAAGGACCGGGGCTACATACTAGCCGTCGACAAAACATTAGGACATCTGTGTTTATATGAGCATATTGCGCGCGAAGAGAGTATTAGACAACGAATCAGACATTTTAGAAGTATCATCGCTCTTGATCAACCTCCGAAATGCACTTGCGAAACAGAACCCGACGGAGAGTCCGGAAATGTTAGACTGGGCGTTACAGCAAGCTATAATGCGTTTAAGTATCAATGTTTCCCACACCTTCGAACCTTCCTCTACGCTAACGGTCCAAGATACCTCACTAAGGTCGTAAAGCGTCCGATGAAGGTAGATCGTCGTACTCCAATACCAGAGATTGACAGACACGGTAACTTCGTCTATAATTATTAAGTGTCACGCAAATATCACTTACTACGTAAGTACGGAATAACGGAGAATGACTATGAAGACTTATTGCAAAGACAAGGCGGAGCTTGTGCAGTTTGTAGAAGACCTGCTGGAGACTTCAAAGTTAAACTCAGCGTTGACCATGACCATAGTACCGGGGCAATTCGGGGACTACTCTGTACGTATTGCAATCGTAGAGTCGTCGGAAGACATCGCCTCGAAAGCGGAGCAAGCCTCCTCAGAGCCGCCTACGAATACTTGACTGCAGAATACCCGGGATGGATAGTCCCGACTAGAAAGAAGAAACGTCGTGTCAGAAGGAAACGAAAGTGATAGTCGACAAGGATATGCTCAAGGATATCGCAATGGGTTTTGGACCGGTTGTATTGCTGCTTTTATCGGGACTGTGGCTCTACTCTATCTAGTAGGAATTTACGTCAATTAAACTCGCTGAAGCAGAGCATCTGCTAGATACGTATACGTTAGAAGAAATACTTGAATTAAACGACTTGACAGAAGCCGATGCTTTGGTATACTTAGTCAACACTGAGTTCATCGAGAAGCCAAAGATCACACCATTAGAGTTCGATGAATAAACTCCATCACCCCAAGAACAGATATGAGCGTAGAAAGTTAGCCTCCCGTAAATCTTTGAAAAGATTAGGAGCTACAGATGCTCGGAGACAAATTCCTGCAGAAGAAGTATCGGCAGAAGAAACCGAAGCTATTGACAGTCTCCCTCCTCTCGTTGCTAGAGAGTTACGAGAGCATGCTAAGGACCCTGAAGGTTCTTAACAGCGGAGAACGGATAGTAGCAGTTGACATCGACGCCTCTAAGGGCATCGACGAAACAGCGTTGAACCTAAAACTTTACACAAACAAGGAGGTACAGTCTAGGACCAGAAAAGACTAAACACACATTGGTAAGAACAGACAGAGACTACAAACAGGAGGCCGAGTATGCTGCTAGGCCTGAACAGAAGAAGCGACGAGCGGCTCGTAACAAAGCCAGACGTAAAGCAATCAGAGAAGGCAGAGCAAAGAAAGGCGACGGCAAGGAACTCGACCACGTCGGGTACCATCGCACCGGAAGTCTGGATAATGTCCGGACTGTTGTTAAGTCTCGTTCAGCAAATCGTAAGCGTCAACCTCCTACAAAAGCACGTGGCAAAGCCCGTGATAAATACGGAAAATGATAATGGATCGTAATGAACGTATCGAGATCTCTCCCGTCCAGAACGGGTTCCTTGTAGAATATTCCTACCGTGTTATGCGGGATGGCAAGGACGGAGACTTCGATTGGACATATAAGTCCGAGAAGTATATCTACACTGACTGGGAAGACGTCGTAAAGTACGTCTCCGAGAAGAAACTCAAAACCCCAGTAATCGATTAATTAGAAAGAAATATAATGAATGATCAAATTGTGGAACAGACTGATAGCGTGGCTGTCATCTCCGACGTCAAGCACTACGCCGTCGACATCGACGAAAACGGAAACGAGGTCCGTCGTGAGATCCCGGCGTTCGACATCCCGGAAGAGTCAAAGCCCGCTACAGCCTAAAGAGGTTCCCGAGGTCCACTACCCCCTCCCGCCTCGGGATGCTGCAGCCCAGTAAGCTGCGGAAGACTTGACGGAGTAAGTCCTCCGTCCTTTTGTTAATACTAATAGGCAGTGTGGAGCCTGACCTAAGTAGGATTAAGTTCCTACAAAACCCAACTCCACGACACAAAGAGAAACCCCCAGGTCCTTACGGGCTTGGGGGTTTTTTAGTGTCTAAATAAGAATTAGTCGATTGATGACAGGTTTTAGGGGTAGTCTGGAGCAATCATTGGGTTGTCTGTTACCCCGTACGGTGTAGCATATATGCTTTTATCACTGACTATTTGCCTTTGAGATGGAGTATCTTGAGTCCAATATGGAGCATACTCACGGAGTTGTTTGTTAGTCAGTCCTCCACGAGTCTCTACATTCCTAGCTTCGACCTCACCAGCCAGTCTCATGTAATGGCTTTCAGCTTCGGCAGCTGCCAGTTGCTTGCGGAGAAGATCCACCTGTAGGAGTCTTTCATTCTTTTTCAGAATCGCCATCTCTGCTTCACTTAGACCACGTTCTTTAAACTTCTTCACAAGGTCTAAAGATTGTATGGCAGCCTTTCGGACTTCTTCTTCGAATCGGAGAGCGAACTCAGCAGCGACAGTCCCTCCCTTAGCGAATCCCTCTCGTACTTGAATAGCGTGTTGAATCTCATGGACAAAGTCATCGACGGTAGCATTCTTACCTACGTAGGCGACATCGTTACTAGGATCGTATGCAGCTCTTCCGAATTGATTAGGGCCGAGGTCTTCGAAAGCAGCGACAGGAAGATCCTTTAAATCTGGGTAAGCTTTGTATAGTTCAGGATGGTCGTATACTTCAGATAGAGGTTTAAGCTTCCCTTGTTCTGCAGCTCCTTTGACTATAGCGGTATTGTCTGGCACTTCTTGACGCCATCGTCCGTCGGCTCCCTTGAATGTCTGTGTCTTCTCCCAGATCTCATCTCCAGTGGCATTTTTATTAGCCATCCTCTGAGCTTCTGCGAGTCTTTCTTTGTCGAAAGTCTTAGCCTTAACTCCGATGAAAGAACCGAGTGTTCCGTCGGCTAGTTTAGAGGCGACAGGGGCAGGACCTAGGACGGCAATGCCAGCCAAGTCTATACTACGTCTGACAGCCTCTACGCTGGAAGGATCGACTTCTCCTCGAGCTACTTGGCCTGGTAGAGTAAAGGCAGATTTTACACTGCCCCACAGTCCTTTAGCGATAGCGATGTCTTCTTCAAAGTTAGGCCCTTTCAGCATCGCTGAGATAGGATTGACTATGCTTAGACGGTCGAAGAAGCCTTTCCCACCTTCGTCTTGTTTTAACGCACCAGTGGGCTTTGTAGGGGCTTGTGGAGGCCCTTCAGCACTGATCTCTAGTCCTAGTCCAACCTCAGGATCGACTTCGACATCATCGAGCTTCTTATTCTGCTGCATGACGAAAGGATCGACGACCATTCCGTAGTCACCATCCTCAGGAGGCGGGACTACCATAGGATCATCCTTGGTAATAGGCACACGAGTCAGACCAACCGGAAAGGCTGCCCGGACTGTGTAGTCCCACCTGTCTTCAAAGAATTCGCCGTCAGAGGTGCCGATAGGCATTACTTCTTGCCCTTAGTTGCTTCAAAGGCTGCCTCGAGATCGTTCTGGAGTTCCTTCTTCTTGCTGTTAGCTATGGCTTCGATTACCTTCTGCGGAAGGTTGTTACCACGGAGACGATCATTGGGTGAGTATCCCATCTGCATCATCGTATCCATCAGGTAGGCATTAGTATCCATGCCTTCTTTGTCATGCATGTAAGACAGATTGGATAGACCTCTATTCAACCGCATCACACCTTCTTGCATCTGCTTGAAGGCTTTATCACTTGCAGGATTCCTAGCCAGAAGGGCAGCTTCAGAAGAAGACATCCCTGTAGGCTTCTCACGCTCGACTGTGAATTGTTTAGTATCCGAATTCCAGATTACCTTGACAGGAGCATTAGCTGTCTGGTTAAGAACACCTAGTTCTTCTGAGAATAGCTTGCGGAAGGAGAGTTCATTGAAGTCTCTGTACTTCTGCCAACTATCTCTGTCCTTCATCTCCCAGATCTTGTCGACGTTACCGCGATTAGTCAGAACGTCATAGACTGCGAACTTACCGGGATGGCGTACACCATCGGCATCAACGAAGTCTCGACTGAAGCGATCCATTAGTTTACCATTCTTGGCAGGATCATACATATAGTCGATGATATTCTTCTTGACGTTAAAGAACTGTTTCTCATCAACTCCCTTGGGAGCACTAGGAAGAGTTAACAGTTTGACGTTACCGATGAGGTCGTCGTAGATCTTACTCTGAGGAGGGATATTAGCGTCCTGAGCCTTCTTGACGTCTTCGTAGATTGAACGAGTATCCTGAGGGAAACGTGGATCGACGGGAGTACCAATCTTGAGTTTGACATCCTGTGCGAAATCTTTGAGGTTGCCGGTGACACCAGCCTTTAGCGCCTCAGCCTGCATGAAGTTAACCCAAGCATCTCCACCGTGACGTCGGGCACCATCCATCAGTCTGGTATATGTTCCCATGTTCTTATCAGTGAGAAGAGAGACTGAGGTATCATTCTGTATGGAAGCTACTCGACGTTGATTACCGAACATTGTTCCATATTCTTTATTCTTAATAGCATCGATCTGATCATCAAAGAAACGTCCCTCGTCAGCAAGGATTTGATCCCGCTGTTCCTTCTTAGGAATGCTCTGAGTATAGCCACGGTTACGCATGATCTCTACAGACTGTCGTTGCCAGGTATCCTTCGCTAGAGTCGCTGCTTGTAGAAGAGCACCATTCTGCTCATCAGTGAGGTTTATACGACCTGCACGTTGATCATCTAAGAGCTTCTGAATAGTAGTGGGGTTGTTAAGACCAGGAATTTCTACAACACCTTGCCAAGCAAGAGTTGCCTTACTACGGATTTCTTTACCGAACTGGACAGACTGATCAGTAGTATCGTCTTCCTTACGCCAGTCACGTAGCTTACGTTGACGTTCGAGTTCATCGAACTTAGGCTTATCACTTGCCACTCGGTTGATACGGGACTCGAGGTTCTGGATACTCCCAGGCAAGCCCTGACGGACTGCCTCGATGTACGCAGGCATGTTAGGATCATAGCCGAGGTATTGGCGACCGAGCGCGATAGCTTTCTCAGTCTCTGCCTTACCACTCGTAGCGTTACGATTGATATCCTCTAGGAGGTTACGCATATAAGCGTTAGCAGGATTGATACCTGAGACCTCAGAGATCTTGTTGTCGATGTAATCTCTATAACCTGGATACTTACTACGCAGCTCTTTAGTCAGAGCGGTGAGAGCACCGGTGTAGAGAGTATCATTAGCTTTACCACTATTCTGCGTCATAGCAGTACCAATAGCCTGGGCCTTAGCGACACCAGCCTTGACACCAGCAGGAAGGGACTCTTCACCATCAGCTAGTGAAGGAGCTCTAACACCAGCGACTGCTTGCCCCTGTGGGGTTGGAATCAATCCAGCTCCAGCTTGGGCATCTGCAGTTTGAACGAGAGCGGATGTAAAGGCATCACGTTGTTTGTCGACACCAGTACGGACTTCGTCGTTGATGATACTCTTGAAGATCTGATCTCCGACAGCTGCAGCACCTTCTATCGCCTCTCCGATGCCCTTCAGAAGCATCCCTTGTGATTTATCACCGGAGATGTCACTAATAGGACGGGAGTAGTTCAGATAGTTAGGGTCATTCGTCGGTGCTACTTGCGGAGCAAAAGTGGCCATTATTGCATTCTCTTATCTTGAAGTTGAAGATACCTAGTGTAGCTATCGAGACGATCAGCTTCCTGACCAGCAGGTGCACCCTTAGTAGCCCAGTAACGCTGGGAAGTATCAATTGCTTTTTCATAGCCAGCACTGGCTTTAGCCAGGATTTCTGCTCGCTTATCCAGTGGGACGTTGTCGATGATCATACGAGCACGGACACGGTTGAAGTAATCATTAGCTGAGTCTGGATCGTTGTTGTCAGCTGCTTCGATACCACGTTGGTAGTCTTGAGTAATAGCCTTCTGGGCTCTATCCCAGATAGCCTTCTCAGCCTTACTGATATTCCGGACTGCGAAGATATCGTCTTGTGCTTGTGGCTTAGTACCGGTGATCATGGCCATAAAGGTGGCATTGCTAGCCGAGACGTCATCGACGTACTGGCCATTCTTAGTAATCCACCGTCCTGTATTCAAAGCTCGATACCAACGTGTGGTAGCATCCACCGTAGACACTTCATTGAATAGATTGACGAAGTCATTGACCTTCAGCTTGAAGGTATTGCCTTCTTCGTCATCACTCATAAGATGCTTAGCAGCTTTCCAAAAGGGATCAAGGTTAGCGATAGTATTAATAATAGAGCTAGCACCAGCACCACCAAAGATAGACCACATAGTCTTGTCAGTACGGAGGGACTCTCTAATTTGCGTAAATCCTTGCGAACCATAGCGGTCACCTATGTTGTAGAAGTTCCCCTTCTGGAAGTCTCCCTTGCCTGTTATCATCGCTAGTGACATCGCGGGGATGCCTTCCATAAGCAGTGATGACAGGTATTTGTCACCTACTTGGTAGCCATTCGTAATAGCATGTTCTCTAATAGAGTCACCGAAGGGATAGCCAGTGATGCCCAAAGCAGACGGTGCGCCGTACATAGCAGCATACATCGTCATCAACCTAGCCCTAGCTAGGGTTCGCTCAGTAGTCGTTTCACCAATTCGCTTACCGAAGAATAGCTCGGCCATTCGAAGCTGGTAAGATAGAAACTGAGTAGTAAGAGATAGAACGCCGCCGTGAAGAGCACTACTACTAGCGCGAGACATATTGACAGTAAGGAGGTCAGCTTTTTGGAGTATTCTTTGTCGGTCTGCATCAGTAATTACCTTTACTGGATTAGCATCCCTGAACTCTTTGAAGGCGGTATAGTAGGCTCCAATACGCGAAGCTTTCTCACCCTCTCTAAAGAATACTTGTCCTGCGGAGAGGAAATTATTCCACTCGTTCTTAATTGTTTTATATTGCATTGCGTCGTCAGCGATAGCATGTTCGCCTCCGACATTCTCGAACCCAGTTCTAGCTAGCTCACGACGAGCTTCAGCCCATTCACCAGGCTTCCAGTTACTGCCGAAGAGTTTCATCTTACTGGCGTAACGATCCATAGCTGCGATGACTTCGGGGTGACCGTTGATACGACCCCAGCTGTGCAGCATGTAAGCATAAGTCCCAGCCATAGCTTGCTTGGGATTAAGTGCGAAGATAGTCGTATAAGTCTGAGCCTGCACAATAAACTGTGGCAGAGCGAAGACACCGAGCTTGGCATTGAAAGCGAAACTACGGATAGCAGACACAGGCTCCTTAACCTTGTCTAGCATCCACAGCGGGACGAGAGTAACCGTCTTAGCAGCCAGCCCTCGGGTAGCTTCAGGACCAAACTTCTCATAGAACTTATCAGCGAGCAGCTGTGTCAATCCATGGGTAGCTGTATCCATAGCGGAAGGAGTACCAACGAACTGATTGATCTTATAGCGGTTAGACAGAAGGTTCCATCGAACTGCCTCTGGAGTATCAGGTTTGAATGCGCCTTTATCCGAAGCTGTGTTGAAGTGGTAGAAAGGAGAACTCCTTACCTCACTCTCACTCGCCTTGAGGTGGGGGATAGCTTCAGTCAGCCAGTGTTCGACTGCATAGATCTTATAGTCATCCATGAAGGTAGAATTGATTGCTCTGTTGAGAGCACGGTTCATAGTAGGAATAGGATCGACATAATCAGCAGGAACGTACTTATATAACGGATTGCCTTGTGTCCCTTCGTCTCGGATAGTCTTGAGGTTACCGGAGTCACGAACTTCATTATAAGCCACCTTAAACTGAAGGGCATCGCTTCCCGATTTCGTTCCGTCTTTGAAGAGTCCTCCATGTCTCTCTTCAAGGCTCTTGTCGATATCAAATATCTTTTTGTTGCGCGAGACAACGTAGAAGGGTTCATTAGGATTAATCCGTGGTTCTACTACCTTTCCGTTCTTATCACGGGAAGGCTTATACCAGGAAGACATTTCATCCCAGTCAATGCCTAACGGTCCTGCTTCTTTTTGAGCAAGATCCTCTTGGCCAGCGGCCATGTACTTGTTAACTCTGTTCATCCTAGCTATGATGTCTGTGCCCATCTTTCGATTGGCAATAGGCATCAGTGTAGTATCGCCGCGGTAAATACGGCGAAACTTGCTAGCAAGATCAGGATACAAGCCGGTAGACTCATCAACCATATTTGCTTGTTTAATGAAGAAGTCTGCGTCGACGTCGAAGTGACCACCACCCCGTCTGTTGACGTGGTTGAAGTCCAACGGCTTACTCTCCGAAGTATTGGTAATGACATAGCGGATTCTTTTACTCCCTGCGATGTCTGACATACTCTTCAAAGGATTGCTATCGGGATCGTAGATTCGAATAACTCTTTGACGCCCTTCTCGAACAGCCTGCTCGAGCTTCTGACGTTCCTTCGTTGGAATATGCTGAAGGTTATGGATCTTTTCTTCACCCAGTCGTCCACCCATCACGATGACATTGTCATCACCTCTGGGGAACTCTTGCTGGTGTATTCCATCAAAGAAGCCTGAAGCTACTCTGGTATTCCCTTGCTGTACGTATATCTGATGCTGCTCAGTGCCTAACCTACTGCGGTTACGGAACTCAGCGATCTCAGACAGGACACGATCAGCTTCTATCAACCTGACGTGGGCAAAGTATGCCTCGACTTCAGGAACAGAAGGTGAACGTTGATACCACCGTTGATAGTGATCTTCGAGATCACCTGGTGTTTTAAAGAATGATCCAAGCTCACCAGTCGCAGGATCAGGCCTGGTCTTAGCGAACTTCAGTGTGTCATTCCATTGCTCGAAGACTTCCTTATTAGTGAAGACCTTTCCGAGCCAACTCTGTGGCTTATACCACTTAAACTTATTAGCGAGGTTCTCGATTAACTGTGCGTCATCCTTGGCCCACTCTCTGAGGAGGCTTTGAGTGTAGACAGCAGTCTTTCTCTGCAGGCTTTCATTAAATGCAAGGGTATCGTCGGCACCGCGTATCCATCCAAGTATTGAATTCTTCCAGCTTGGGAAGCCTGTCTGTGATGCAGTCGAAGCGCCTTCGCCATAGAACTTTCCACCTTCATCTTTATTGATTAGCCACTTCCGAACGACGTCGTCTGTCTCCTTATAGGGACGGACAACCTTGAAGCTGAAGCCCACACCGTTCTGTTCGATGACAGGTTCGCCAAGAGTTACACGGGTGTTGACGTCTGCCAGCTTAGCCTTTTCTTCCTTAAGGAATTCTTTAGCAAGCTTGAACTGCTCACGTGCAGCGTCTCTGACTTCCTTAGCCAGTGTCTTATTGTATGCCTTAGCGCGTTCACGGGCGACTAACTGCTCAGTCTTAGGGATAGACTTCTCTAGTCTTTCCTTCGTCCTGATGTCATCAGCCTTGCCTTGGAACCTAGCGGCTTCGACTTCTACTGTACCTTCTGCCTTAACGACGCGAGGTTCGGCAAAGCCGTTATCCATCGCGTACGCTTTAGCTTTCTCAACTGAACTAAATAACCGACCATCTCGGTTGCCAAATGTAAATGCAACATGGTGAGTATTGGTAGCAGGTTCTAGTATAGGAGAAGAGATATCTAGTATTGAATTGTCTAGCCCTGGGAAGTCATTCCTGGCTGCGACTTGGTACGCCTTAAGTGCGTCCTCCGTAGCCAGCGGTATCGGAGTACGATTGACGCGAAGAGCATTAGTAATAGTTTCGTAGAGGTTGTTGCCACGGCTGTAGAAAGCATCCTTCATACGGGTCAGGGTCTCTCGGGAGAGATAACCACTGCCGGCGTTAGTATCAAAGACGTCACCATCTAACTTGAAGTTAGACGTCATCTTTTCTTTAATGTCTTGAACAGGATTGAGAGTGCCGTCGAGCGTCTTAGTGATGTTCTCAGTAGCTCTGGTGATACCAGCTTGAGCGACATTACCTGAAGCTTCTTCAGCCACAGCCTTAGCAGGAAGTTCCTTGCCGACGTTAGCACTGGAAGCTACGACATCCTTAAAGGCTTTGTTGACTCTGTTATTAAGCTCAACCTTACGGAGAAGCGAAGGAGTCTTAGCTAAAGCGGCGTAGTCTGCCGGCATGATAGCCGTGAAGATGTTATCGAGGACACGCTGTCTCGTATTAGGAGCAGTCATGTAATCGAGGAACTGATTCCACAAACTGGGATTGCTCTTGAGCTGTTCTTTGATATTGAACAACCCTTCCTTCATCTTAGAATACGGAAGATCCCACAGCCTGTCAGCTTGTTCTTTGATGTTCTCACCAAGAAGGACACCACCGGAGATTTTACCAACCTCAGGATTGAGACCCCGCATCATGTATTCATTATACGGCTGGATCATCATCTTGGCTTGGTCAGCTATCCAAGGAAGAGTTCCTTGATTGGATAGGTCGTTCTCAGCATTCTCCTTAAGAGAGCGGAGTAACTCGAAGCGAGTATTGACTTCACTGGCTTTCTCCTGAACCTTAGCAGTAGTCTCTGGGAGTTCTAGGATACCTTGTTCAAGAACGTTGTTACCCTTCATATAAGACGCAGCAGTATTAGCTGAAGAGACATACTTCTCAGAGTATGCTCTCTCGATGACATCCCTGGGGTCTGTGGTGCCATTACGAGTAAAGGGGTCGATGACACGGATGGCTTCGTCGATAGTAAGAGGCGCACCTTTCTTGGCAGCCCAGTCTGTCAGCGCTTGGTCTCTAGCCATGCTGCGTTCGAAGTCAATCTTGCTTGCAGCATTACGACGCAGATCATCCTCCTGACCGGAAGCGATCTTAGCGTACATTTCCTTATAGGGATCACCAGTGACGGTGCTGAGTCCCATCTCAGCCTTTTCCGCCCGCTTGCCTGCTTGCGCAGGGGGAAGAGGATCAGAGGGAGCATTAGTTATGGGAGCAAGCCCTGTAGTCGGAAGGGGGGTAGTCTCGGGAGCTAGTGTAATTGGTTCCATATCAGTACTTAAAGATGCTCTTTCCGATAGACTCGAATGTAGGACCAGCCTTCATTAACGAACCACCTAGTGAAGCCCAACCAGCGGCCTCTGCTTGATCAGTCTCGACATCAGCGAGCTGCATCTTCTTTTGAGAGATCTCGTCATTGATACCGAAGATATTCTGACCGAGCTCGACGTTCTGGCTGATGCCTAGGCTATTGAACAGGCTTTGATTAGTCACGCCAGCCAGTCCGCCTTGCAGACCAGAACCAGATGAAGCTCCTTGGTTGACAGCAGCAGCTGTAGCCATCGAGCGTTGACGTTGCATGTTCCTAAAGATTTCCATCTGCTTTCTAGAACTCTCTAGAAGCATTTGTTGTTTCTTCTGCTCGTTGATACGTATTTCGTCAGCAGCAATACCCTTCTTGATACCAGCAGCCTTTTCAGCCGCTTCCTGTCCTTCACTCATACCAAAGAGTTGAAGACCGAAGCCGACGAGATTTAATCCAGTAGAGATTGGATCCATTTATGTACCTTGATTAATTGTATCGACGGTAGCCCAGCCGATGATATCGAATGGCATTCCCTGTAGAGAAGTTACCTTATACTGAAGGACATAACCAGAACCTCTGATCTTGTGCCGTCTAGCGGTGACGTTAAAACGACCTAATGCGTTAATGACAGTTTGTGGAGAAGTCCACTTACCTGAGTTACCAGAGTTAGCGTAGTTCCACAATCCTTGTATCTTATATCCAGTCGAGGTATCACTGTTGGAATACACTTGAACGTACTGGGGTTGGAACTTCCGAATACCTTGGCCTCTGATCTTATAGCCTGTAACGAAGTAGCTGTCGTAATTAACCGGATCTACCGAAGCCCAGTCGACGTAATCTTCATCAAATTCTTCAGCGAAGGAATAGGCGTATGAAGTCACCGAAGGGTGTGATGACAGGTATTTCATGCCTGGTTCAGGCGAAGTCGAACCTCCAGGGCCTTGAACATACAAGATAGAATTAATACTAGTCCCAGAGTTATCTATCGAGTAAGGATAGAAAGCTTTGTTGACTGTGCTGTAATTCATTATACGGTCGTAAGAGTAACGATCTAAGACGTCATCTTCTTCCTCAGACTTATAGAGCCATTGTATTCTGTACTCGATGGGATCATAAGCACCCTTAGCGTACTTCTTACTTTGCTTAGGTATCTCTGCGTAGAAACTATCTATTGTAGTTACTGTAATACTCTCAACAGACAGTGAGCCGCCTTGCTGAGGTTGGACAGTATAGATCCCTTCTTCATTCCAGAAGTAAGGCATACCTACGACATCTACGTAAGAGTACGGAGACAAAGACTCAATAGAGCTCAGCTTAGTAATCGTATAGTCGCTGGCAGTAAAGCCGATACCTTGACTACCAGTAATGAACCAGACGCCATTGGCAGCGAATACGAGCATACCGTTCTGGACAGGGAAGAGTTTATCTATCCTTCCACAGCCTTGGATTTGTATTACTCCACCATCTGTAGGTAAGAGATCGAATAGGTTCTCTGACGTAGGATCGTTGACTTGGTGACAGTTACCGAAGTTAACTGCTGTGCCTACGTTGACTTGGGAGAAGTATATATTCTCAGACCAAGAGTAGAATGGGTTCATAGTATCAGGTGGACTACTTGTGTTGACACCTGTATACCATATACGTCCTTGAAACCAAGCTCCGTTACTAGGTCGAATACTTGTCTTGACGGGGCTTAGCCCAGCTATACCAGATACTGATCCTCTGTCTTGATTGAAGGCAGATATAATGTAGTGGCCTTGAGGGGCGTTACCTGCGGATAAAGATACGTTAGGCTGCGTAGTAGCAGGATCGAATACTCCTGAAGCATTCTTGAAGTACCACCAGACGTCTGCGTTACTAGGGTAGTTACCCTGTGAAGCAAGCCATGCGTCGATGAAGCCTTCGTTGGTTTGGTAGATGATGAAGGTGAATAACGTAGGATAACCGAAACCACTACAACTCGTGATGTTAATTGTCAGAAAAGGATCGGAGTAAGCGGTAACTGTTCCGCCGAAGACTACGGTTCCGCTTCCATACTGGACGGGACCACCGGGGTACCAGTAGATTGCGTTAGAGTATCCGTAAACCGTATCGCCTAGAGTTATACCTGCGACAGTGCCTACGTTAATAGTTTTCGGGCCGAGAGAATTAATGGAAGTCGTATCTGGAGAGTCGACACCCCATGCGCTCTTGGTAGTCCAGCCTTGGTTGCCTAGATTATACTTATGGACAGCTGAAAGAGATGTAGGTCGAGCGCTTACAGGAGTAGCCTCCGGTATGCCTACAAAATCTCGGATCTGAATGTTGATGGCAGAGGCAGTCACCGCACCACCGTTGTAAGAACAGTAGATAGGCTCACAGCAGCTGTTGAATACGAAGAGATATCCATTACCGTCTGAGTATGTATTCTCGACAGTCGTATCCATCGTACCACCACTAGCTACGAAGTCTGCTTGATTGACGGTAGCTACGAGACGTTGTGTTGATAAAGGAGCGGTTTGAGTGGCTTCAGAGAGAGAGTAGAAATATAGAGTCGCACCGACTTGGACGACAACTACTTGAGTATTGCCATCGCCTCCAGCATTCTTCCACTTATACATAGAGACTGCAGAGTTAATTCGACTGCCAAGGTCTTGCTCTTCAAAGTTTTCTTCGAAGTCAATACCGAGACGACGTAGGACGTTGCCTATAAGAGTGTATTCACAGTTGTCGGTATCGGTAGCTGCGTTCTCTGGGAAGTTGAGTCCAGTGTTTTCAGTAATTAAACCCTTACTGAAATTGTTCTCAACCGTAGAGGCGGTCTGTTGAGCCATTAGTCTTTTACTTCAGTTATCTTAATGTTTCGCTTGCGGAAGTATTCCTCTGCAAACTTAATGCCAGCTTTGAAGCCGGTGTATCGTCCTTGCAAAGCGAGGGGCAGTGCACCATTGTTGGAGTACTGGAAGTACCATAAACTACTCTGGGAATCCATCTTGAGGTGAAGCTGTTGGTCGCCAGTAAAAAGTCTGGTATCAACCAGACCTGTAGAGGACTTAGGCTTCTCTCCGTCAATGACTGCCAAACTAAGAATACGGTCAGTGCTTCTTACTACGCTATCGTTCATGTATCCCAACCTCTAGATTTGAAAAGACTAATAGGTGCTCTATGACCAATGCCGCGCCTACCAAAATCAGGTAGGGCATCGAAATAGCTAGGAGATTCGTGAACAGCTTTGTCACGCTGTATTGCAGATCTTCCACGTTTGATTTCTCTTTCGGCGAGAGGATGAGCGACTTGTTTGAGTTCGAGGAAAGCTAAAGACTTAGCTTCATTAAGAAGAAGAGGAAACTGCTCATCGTTTAGATCGCAGATGAAGTCGTCTTCGTTAGACCAAGTAGGCTTGATCTGTCCATATGCCATTGTCTTGGAGGCTTGGAGTGTACTGTCTTGGGTAGCGTCGTAGCCATCAAAGATAACATAGTTATTGCTGAGGATGGTACAGTACTGAGGCTGCTTACCGTTCTTGTAGTAGAAGGTATATTTGTTGTTGAGCGTAAAGGAGAAGACATCAGTCTCACTGGGATTAAACCCGTTCGTCATATCAATGAACTGACGGATAGGAAGAATGGTGACGTATTCATAACCGGGTACGGCTGAGTAGACGTCCGGAGAAGGTACGATGTCGACGTTGATGTCGTGGTTGTAGCCGTTGGCATCATCTAGGATGTTGGTATTAAAGTACTTAATCCATTCGACCTTAGCTACTTCAGCAGGGACGTACATCAATACCGGAGCGTTGATATCTAGACTGGGTTGGAGTTGAACGAGCTGCCAAGTCTCAGGAAGATCAAGCTTATCAATCATATTGAAGTATGACTGACGGATGATCTCTAAGACCTGAAGGCTTTCAGGAGAGTCTGAAACAGAGTTGACTTCGTCTCCACCAAGGGAGGAAAGGATACTCTGGGTCAGCTGTAGGTTAGTTAACTTCATGCTTTGCCTCGATAGGCTGTAACGAATAGATAGGCGATCATTGCGTACGGGATGTACTGCATAGTCTCCGGAGGAGTTCCTACTTCCCAGTAGTAATCAGGGAGGAGTCCCTTAAATGACAACCAGAAGAAGTAAACAAGCATCCAGACGGAGACGCCATACATAACCATATCTTTTATGATACGGGTGCCTAGGTCTTCGTGTGTAGCCATTGCTAGCTGCATACGAGCCTGGATGATGGCGACGTCTGTCTTGTTCAGATCGACTTGCTTGCCCAGCGTAGTACGGTTAGCATCAAGAGTTTTCTGCAGATCTACGTCCGCCTTCTTGGCGAATAAATCTACTACCGATTGGATTATCGGACCGATGACAGGTATTACGCTGAGGATGCTAAGCATTACAGAGTTGCATTACGACGGCGAGCTAGTTCGTCAACGATGCCCTTGAAGAAGAGACCGACGCCTAACCATGCCGTTTGTTTATAAGAGAAGCCTGTATCAACTCCTAAGAGATTGAATACAGGGGACCAATCTACGGTGCCGACTACAGCCATGACCAAACCGATCAGGGACTGTACGCGAGCAATGAAGATCGTCTCGGAGTATTTGAAGAAGGCCTTGACTTCTTCGTACCAAGATTTAAGTGTTAACAGCATTGAGCTTCTTAGCCTTCATGTATGAATAGACATCGAATGCCAGGAAGGCAAGGAGTGCCAGTCCGAAGGTACAGCCGACAATGTAAGGCAGGTAGTTAGTAGGAGCGGTTACAGCAGCACCTGCACCAGCAGCTACGACAGTACCAGCAGCTACAGCGCCACTTGAACCCTTATTGAAGATACCTAGGAACTTCAGAATGCCTGCGCCACCAAGCTGAGTGTCAACATGATCAGGATTAAAGACACCATCAGCAACATACTTACCTTTGATGTACTGATCAGTACCAGCCCAGACATACGGTGACGGGAGTCCTTTAGCGGCATAGCCTAGTCCATTATATTCTTCGAACTTAGTCAGTGCGCCTGCAGCAGACCAGTCTTTGTTCTCTGCAGCCTTAGGGGCGCAGTTGACGAGAGCGTCGATGGCAGCTTCCTTAAACGAACCGAAAGGACCACGACCCTTAGGGACGATGGTTGTCTTCTTGTTGAAGGGTTGACCATTAGCAATGTTAGTGTTCATATCGAGATTGCTCTCACGATAATGCACCATACCAATGAACCACCATGGCACACCAGTCTCTTTCTGGATTTCATCGTAGACGGCTTTATTGGCCTTGATCCTATTCGCTACGAGAGCGAAGGCAGGACCCTTGTCAGCAGGAACCTTACAGTTCTGCCAACGAATTTTATTTTGTTCTAATAGTGACATGTTAGTCCTTATGGGGAAGTTATCAGTCGTCTCCAAGTACCGGGAGTACCTGAGACTGTGCATTTATTGAGAACACCTTCGCCGGTGCCATTCGCATTTACGTTATAGATTGTACTTCCAGTTACCCATGCGCCATACGTCGGAGTAGTGTCTCCAGTCGAAACAGAACGATCTGCTTCACAATGAGTGATTGTAAGCCCTGGAAGAGCTGGGGAATACTCTCTACGGACTGGTATGATGTTAAGTCCAGTCGCGTAAAAGCCTGCACCTACACCTGAGAAGTAGTTATCTCGGAAGACCCAGATGGCATTCAATCCATTCTGGTCTGCAGTAGCTAGCTTGTAGGCTGTACCACCTGTGTTGACAGCAAGGACTTGGTTGTTAACGATAGTAGTTCGAAGAGCGTTGGGTGTAATGACTACACCATTGAGTGCGAAGTCTTCCCCCTCACCAATGGTATTGTCATCGATGATTGTACCGTCAGCAACGTCTACGTAGATGTTACCAAAGACAGACCCACCACCTTGGACATTCCTGTAAACCTTGTTATGTCTTACTTCAGTGTTTGTGGGACGGGTAGTTCCGGTGACATGAATACCAGCTTTGTTACTCAACGAGACATCGTTGTTAATAACACGAGTATACTTAGAAGCCACTTCGATATTAATACCAATATCGAATTGGGTTATCTTGTTATCTTCGAAGGTTATGCCTTTGTTATAAGTAGACCATATTCCCGGCTGAAGAGCATTATTCCCGTGGAAGTGATTGCCTCTCACGATAGTGTTTGTGAGATAGCCGTCGACAGCACCGTATGCAGCGTAAGGATAAGAGGGATCGAGAGGGTTGTTAACCGCCTGCCAGACGTTGTCTGGGAAGGCTTCGTAATAGAAACCATACCGATCGCAAAGAAGACAGTTATTGCCTGTGAATTTCAAGTCCATCATAGCTTGCAAACGAACAGCCGTAGGAGCGAACTCGAAGGAGAGATCTCCGCCAGTTACGAAAATGCCTGCGTAGGTGCAGTAATCAACGGTGTTATTTCTGACATCGAAGTCATAGATACCACTCAGCCGAATACCATGACTTCCGAAGTTCTGAGGAACATCGAATGCCTGGGACATACTCTTAATATGATTATTCTCAATTGAGATGTGATGGGGATGAATACTATAGGCTAAGCCAGCGTCATAATTTGCACGGGTCGTATCGATATCATTACTGAACATACTTCCATAGAAGCCCCAGTCAAACCCAATACCAATAGCTATAGCTGCAGTACTCTCGAGAATACAGTTACGGATTACTCCATTGTAGGGACCGCCGTTACCACAGATGTATTCAGCGTTCTTATTCTGAGTTACAGTCGCAAAGGTAAGTCCGTCTACAATCCAATCATGGACTTCAGCGTAGGGACTCTTAGCAGCGACAGTACCTAGATCTCCAAGAGCAGATCCAAAGGTCAGAGGCGTCTGGAAGACGTTCTGGTAATAGCCAGTAGGAATACCAGTAGCAACAGTAACAGCAATTCTGCCAGGACCAATCAGCTTGGTATAGCTCTTCGGCCGGACACCATATAAATAGAAGTCTATTTCTAGATTGAGGTTGCTTCCGTTGAAGCGGATTTCGACATACTCTTCAACAGTAAGGCAGAAGTTAGGGGTACTCAGATTGATTACAATCCGATAGTCTTTGTTAGGAGTAAACGAAAGGACACCACCACCACGTCCGGAGACGAAGTCAATCGCGTTCTGCATGTTAGCTCTGTCGTCTGTAGTACCATCACCACGACAGCCAAACATCTCAGGGGATACTTCTGGACTGACTAGATGCCACCACACCCCACCAGCAGACTGGAACCTGCCCATATCAGCGGGCATGCCTACGACACGTTGATAAACTCCGTTACCACCGTCACCGATGGTGTAATACCCTTGGAGGGCAAGGAAGGATACAGAAGGATCAATAGTAGCTGCGATAGCGTTTGTGACAGTATCGTAAACAACACTGGGAACACCAGGAGCACCTGAGAGATCGATAACCCAGTTGGTCTTAGTCCCTGAGCCTGCGAAGTTGGAAGCATTGAACACAAGACTTGTACCAGAGTAGCTAGTCACCCTACCAAGCATGTAGTTGCCAGAGTTAGCAGCATCCTGTATTAGGAGGTACTGACCCGGAAAGAAACCTAAGCCTGAAGGTACAGTGAAGGTCTTGGTACCCAGTCCAATCGTATTGCTTGTAGTCGATGCCGTATGAAGGACGTTAGTTACTTGAGAGACGTTAGTCAGATCGATGAGACGTACAGGGTCTGTATCGGAAGCAGGTTCTGGCAGATTAAGAATGTGCCAGTAGTTCATATCCAGATTGGACTCCATTTGATTGGGAGTCGTACCATCTCTGGACAGAGTATTCTCGAGCGCAGTCTCTATGAGATCGCTGTTGTCATTTATGAGAGCGACAGCTGTGTTTTCGTTCTGTAGATTATTGAGGTGGTCTAAGGTTAGCTTAGCCATTATCGAACCCTTCTGGCTCTGAGTATGCCGTACATGTTTAGTCCGGCTGTGGTGTAGGCAGCTCTTCCTACTAAGAAGATAGTTGTCGTGCCGGAGAGAGAAAATCTGCATGGGGTCAGAACAGAACTCCCATCAGTATTGCCCGCACCCGTTATGCCAGTCTGCAACGTTATGACTGAGAACCTGCCGTTGGTAATATCGACAGCATTTGTCGTTAAAGAAATGCTCCCGGAGTAGGAGGACAGAACTGTAGTTGCCAGAGGTATCCACTGAATTACACCTGAGACATCCCAGTCTCCGGCAGTGAGTGATATGCTTGTCAGTGTCTTTGCAACGTTTGTCGCGCCCGCCGCAACGGGAGAACCGTTGGTAATAACGCTTTCAATGTATTCACCAATTTCACCAGCAGCAGCGTTGCCGTTTGAAGGCTCGCCATTCAGATGGCCGTTAGTACGAGCAGCAGGTAAAGTACCAGATGTCAAGCCAGAAGCACTACCGGCTGTGAACGATCCTGCAGTCAGTCCTGCAGCTGTTCCAGTCAGGTTGGTTGCAACGCCTGAGGCAGGAGTGCCGAGAGCACCGCCTGCGAAGAGTAGAGCGCCAGTTCCTGACTCGTCAGTTACAGCAGCTCTGAGGTTAGCTGAACTAGGAGTACCGAGGAAGGCTGCTACGTTAGTACCAAGACCACTGACATTGCTGATATTCATGTTCGTAGCGTTAGCTAGATTGATAGCAGACGGAGTACCGAGGTTAGGAGTTACGAGAGTAGGAGAGGTTGCACGTACGACTGCGCCTGTACCCGTCGGTGCCGTAGCCCAAGCGAGCCCGAGCGTTCCCGATCCAGTTACAGGGGAGCCTGATACTGTGAGATCTGCAGGGGCGGAGAGTCCAACTGATTGGACGACATCATCCCAGAGCATATCGTAATTGGCGTTACTAGCCTTGGACAGAGCTTGTCCAGTAGTACCACCTGTCGGGACAGTACTGACAGTACCGCCTCCGATGAAACTGTTAAGGTCAGTCAGCCGAAGAGGCGACTGAAGAGTAGCAGGGGCAGGCAGGTTGAGGACCTGCTGTCCGTTCATGTCAAGAGGAGACTCCATCTGATTAGGAGAAGTCCCATCTCTCGACAAAGTCTTTTCAACAGCCGTAACTATGGCCGCAGAGTTGTCGTTAATAATAGTCGCTGCCGTAGTAGCGTCTAAAAGACTCCCTACGTTATCCAAAGTTACTTTTGTCATGTTAAGCTGCGCTTCCTGCGACAATCCAAGTCGTAGAGCCAGTGCTATTCATATACAGCCGAGCACCTGCACCACCGTCAATACGGATGTACATGGAACCCTGAGGGGCTGTGAATGTAGGAGCGCCAGTCCCGGCTAGAATGTACGGCTGAGATGCCGATGCAATTGGAGCGTTAGTCTGAGAATTGTAGGTAATTCGAAGCCCATCTTGGAGCTGCGTATTGCCTGTCTGATCGTAGAGGAGTGTAGGAACAGTCATTTGTTTTCCTTATGAAAAAGGGGAGGGGTTAGCCTCCCCTAAATTCATTACTGAGTGATCGTACCGATACCGCGATAGCGAATACGAACCTTCATGACGCCATTGCTGTACGTACCTGCAGCGAGTGCAGTGATGTAAGCAAAGCCATCGGGGAAGGATGTAGTCGTACCGACGAGACCGCCGCCACCACCTGCAGCAGCAACAGTGTACTCATTCGTTTCACCAGCTGTGTCATGCGAGGTAAGAACCTGCGCATTCAGAAGACCAGTGTTAGAGATCACCGTGGTCCGGTCTGCACGCATGGTGCCGACAGAGATCGAGGTGCCACCCGCGCCAGCGACTTCAACGTTAGTCTTTACAGACTCGATGAACACACCGGTGGGAAGGAAAGTAGTGTTACCCTGAATTGCAGGGGTAGCAGTGAGCGAAGCCATAGTGAGTGTGAACTCAATATCGCGCCACTCGCCGAGGGAGAGATAGTCACCCATCGTAGTAGGAACCGCTTTCGAAGTTCCGTACTGGATGAAGAGACCGTCGTTGTTAGTCCAATTTCCACCAACCATTTGTTATTCCTTTCTTAGGCAGGCACAACAGAGGTGCTGGTGAGGATGACGACCATATTCTCCGGCCGATAGAGCTTGAAGCCCCATTCAGCAATCGTCAGATACTCGGTCTGCTGCAGGTCCTTGTTGAACTCGCTGTAGACAGTAGGCATCTGTCGGAAACCGCCAACCCAAGGACATGTGTCGCCCGGAGTAGCAGAGAAGAAGTAGTTGGCCACACCGTTGGTAACAGCAGTGCCAGAGACGGTTTCGGAGATACCACCGGGAAGGTAGTTCGACACGTAGACGTCAAAGCCAAAGATGTTGAAACGGAACTTAAAGCCAGTAACGAGACCATCACGGGAAACGTCGCCCCACATTTGCTGCGGAGAGAGGAGGTTTACCATGTTAGCCTGAGTAGCCAGCGTGTAGGCAACCGAGGGGTCAACAACCGCAACCAGGTTCGTCTGAGGAACGTTAGCCTTTTGAAGGGCGAACTGAGCCTTAGCGAAGTCCTGAATGGTGAGCGATTGGCCTGCGCCGCCTGCTACCCATCTGTGGGATGCCGTGTTGATTGTGTTGGGGTTAGATGCAGTTTGTCCAGCATTCGCCTTAGCGAAGATGTTAGTCTCAACCGCTTCCATAAGCGCACGATGTTCACGAGGCAAGAATGCCGCGATAACATCAGAGCTGTAATAGCTGTCACGCTTGAATTTCTCGGAGATTGCGTTAGCTGAGTACTTGTAGTTATCAAACGAGAACTGGAAGTTACCAGTGTCCATTTGATTGTACTTGATTGCCATATTCTCATTGAAGTCGGCAACTTCAGCTTCACCAATCGACGGGATATTAACCGTGTAGCCATCCGGGAAGTCCTGGATGATACGGACAAACTTCATAGCAACCAACTCATCGAGCAGAAGCTCTTTCAGTTGGCGTGACCAGAGCTGGGTGCGAACCAGATGCTGGTTGTTGGCAGATGTAAAGCCAGCCATTAGTTTGTAGTCCTGTTGTTAGTCCTCAGGCATTCCGAACTTATCGCCAAGGGCGATAGCGTCTTCATGCATTTGGACAGCGATTTTGGGATCGAGATAGACCTTAGGATCTTTCCTCTTCATCTCCTGGTAGTAGTTCCAGTCACGGACTGGAGTCTTAGGGGCGAATGAAGATGGCCGGATGTTGTTACGAGGAGGAGCCCGGAAGGGATCCTGATGCTGCTGTTCCAAACCGAAGGTCTTAAGAAAGACAGTGGGATGGTTGCGGGCAAGTTCGTCTGCAAATTCCTGCGTTAATCCGAGTTCTTCTCGGCGTTGTTTAAGGATCTCTTGTGCGTTATCGCCAAGAGTTTCCCTGAGTGTGGCCTTGATTGTATTGAAGTTATTATCCTGCTTCTTCCGAAGGTCATTTTCGGTAAGCTTCTTCTGGACTATCGCTTCGATATCTTCAGGCTTAAACGACGGCTGTTGGGTATCAGTCCCTGATTGGTTTTGCTGGTTCTGTTCCTGTCCTTCTCCACGTTTCTCTAAACGGTCAATGAGATCTTGGAGTTGGGCCTTCGCTTTAGATTCCTCCATAAGCTGTAGGTGATCTTTGGTTAGGTCATCCATACGACCTGTGAGGGTCTTAATGTAAAGATCGGACTCGACCTTAGCGGCGAGTACTTCTTCGGGGGTTTTGGCTTTCCACTTTTCGAGGAGAGCGTTGCGGTCTGCGTTGTCGTCTGGGTCATTGTTGAATAGGCTGTCGGCCATCGTATTCCTTGGGGTCAATGTATATAAGGTTGCTCACCATCTTAATTCCGGCCTTGAACCCATTGCTGTGTGCTTGGCGGTAGCCCCAATTAGGCGAGTCATAAGTCTTGGAACTAATCTCTACGGCGTCCAGGGCATTCTTTTCTTCATCTAGAAGCTCCTGTAGACGCTCTAATATTGCTCTTGAAGACAACAAGTGTCTTTTGAATCTGTCTGCATCTTCCTGCGATGACAGGTTTTTGGTCCATGCTGAGATCATTGCGGGCTACCTTCTAATGGATTCGCGGAAGATTGCGCCGGTGGTGCGAAATTGCCAGCACCGTCAACATCATAGTCTGCTCCCATACCTGTCGCTGTGCCCATCTCTTGATGGAGTTGTTCTTGCATAGCTTGGACGTATCGCTGGGCGTCTGCTTGTTCAGCGAGGTTGATGTATGGAGTAACCATACCAAAGTCTTTAAGGTCGAAAGTATTCTCCAGAACCTTAGCAAGAATAATACCCGAGAAGTGAGGCTGCACGACGGGCCAGAGGCCAGAGCCTGCGAGAGCTGTAAGGTTCTGGACCAACTCAGCTTGTTCTGCAAAATGTCGCGCTCCAACTGGTCTAATTCTTCCCATACCTGTGATGTCGTCGACAGTGAGATTCTGAAACGTAACGGTCTTGAATTCGTCATCAAATACTTTAATGGAGGTTGAGCCACTCATATTGCGGCGGGCTAGTTCGAGCATGAAGTTCAGGAGCTGTTCAAGCAGCTCAGAGAACTGAAAGATCTTATTCTGGAAGAGACGTGAGGAAGCGTTCTGCAGCTGCTGGACTTCGTACTTGGTCTTTTCACCAGGAGAACGAATACCCATAGCTTCACGCGGAGCGCCAGCCATTTCCTCCATCTGCATCTGGAGCTTTTCAATCTCCATGTTAGACTGGAAGATATTGACATCGGGTTGTACGAGTTCTACGTCACCTTCTTCGGAGACAAAGATTTTCTCACCGGGCTGCCAGGTGAACTCTTCAACGAATCCCTTAACCTTTTGGACGGGGTAAGTAACGAGATCCCAGATGTCGGCTTTCATATTCTCGATGTGGTCGACACGGTATTGCATACCGACAAGGTTATCTAGCGGGCCCATGCCCCAAAGATTGTCTTGTTTACGACGCCAAGGAGAGTGGACAATAGGAGGAAATCCAAAGAAAGAAGGATTAGGCTCGTTGCTAATAAGCTTATGTCTGTCCACAACTGTGATGACACGATTCTTTTCAAACGTGTCCGTATAGGGATCATACCAATCACCGTAGAAGGTTAGGACTTCACAGTAATCAGATTGAAGGTAGGCACGATAGCTAGTAAAGCCATCCATGGCATAGAGATTGTCCTTCTGCTGCCAATCCGCTGAGGACTCACGAGCATGGAAGCGAATCTCTTTTAAGTAATTGTATAGTGTTTCGTAGGCTTCACGGTTTTCGTCATTAGACAATCTAGCGAGTAGTTCCTTCAACTCACCCAGTGAGATCACCGAACGGACGATCTTAGGGGAGGAAGTGAAGTTCTCAGCTGTAGGATTGAAGACGATATCGAGAGGAGAGATACGACGGATAGACGGACCGACATAACCGACTTGGGTTCTGCCTTTCTGCTCTACACGTTGATCTGTCCATTCGACAGTGGCGAAGCAATTTCCGAAGTCGATGTAGTCCTGGACGATCTTTTCCATCTCGGACTTAAATTCGGGTTGTTCAATGCTCCACGACATATAATTGACGATAGCGTCACGCTTGGCGACATCGTTACTGTCTTGGTTGTTAGCTTCCCAGACAAGCCATTTACGCTTAGGAAAGAGAGTCGCGATGTAGTTCGCGAAGAGGTTGTCTCGGATTTGACAGAGCTTTGGAATAGTAGTTTTATTCTTCCAAGGCAGCGTTGAGTTACTCGTTTGAGTAGTATCAGTAGCGTAGACATAGCGACGAACTTCCTCCCAATCATTCTTCTTGACTTGACGCATACCATCCCAAGTAATGAACTTCTCGGTGATACGAGTGGCTAAGAGGTCAGGAGTGATTACGTTCTCTAACGCAAGTACCTTACCGGTCATGCGACGCCTCCCCAACGGGAGTTATATGTAAAGGCAGGCAATGCTTGTTTTCTCATTCTGAGGTAGTTCATAGGAGGGACAGCGAAGTCGATAGCAGAAGCTAGAGCGTCCTTGACGTCGTCGTGAGGAGGATTAGTGAAGATAAGTTCTTCTTCGAGGATCTGGGTATTACCTGAAGGGTAGTGCCAGATCTGGCCGTTAGCGTATCTAGGCTCTAGGACTGCGAGGATACGTTCCTCTTTAGTGCCTTCCCTTACTGTGGGACGGAACTCGTCTACTGAAAGACTGAGCCCGTAAGGGCGAATGTAATTGTCCTTTAAGTCCTTTACGATAACTTTCTGTGCCACCGAGACTTCGCATCTGATTCGTCTGAACCCCCAATAGTTGTGGAGCTTAAGGATGTGATTGAAATACTCCGAGATCTTATCAGTCTTGAACCGATCGATCTCTAGGATGTAGTAGTTGTTTTGGCTATCTGTGCCTATGACCACGATGCTTGTGCTGTCGGCACTTTTGGTTGTACTGTAAGCGAAGTCGACTGCAGCACAAATATTAAGAGGCTCTCCTTTGAAATACCATCGAAAGTCACGCTTGGTAAGATGAGCGGTGTCGTAGTATTGGAATAGAGTTCGGTCGATCGGGGAAGAGTCTGTATCATGTGGGTCATTGTAATACTGGGCTCTGAAGTGAACTTGGTTTAAGTACTGGGACTTCTTGGTTCGGAGAATAGAGTGATCAAAACCAAACCACTTCCCATCTGAACGTTGTTGACGGGGCCAGAGAAATTGTCCGGATCCATCGCCAGCCGACTCAACAGGATATTCCTTAATGTCGAATAAGGGGACGGTTTTGTTGACATTACCTAACTCGTCATAAAAAGGTATATCCATGCTAAGAAGATCAGCGTACAGATCGAGGGGATGATACCGGGTTCCAACAACCCACTCACGAGCGTTGACAGACTCAATGGAAGAAAGATAACCATATTGATCTCTTACTCGTTGTCTGCCGTCTTCGGTGTAAGCGTTTCCAGTAACCACCACGTCATCGAGGACAGCAATATCACAGTGCATGCCAATGATATTACTAGTGAGACCAGCTGTAAAAATACTTGGGTCTCTAATTGACTCAGCGCGTCTACGGGGGTCATCTAATGATATTTCTCGTTCTGTCCACTTCTCACGCTTAGCTTCTTCCTTGTTAACCATCTCTGGCCAATACAGACGATAGGTGTCGTCTGTGAAGATATCCTTAATAAACTTGAGTTGCTTAGTAGCGAGATTGCTGGTAGAAGATATGTAGAGAACCCTGAGCGTAGGATCCTTAGTTAGTTCCCATGCCACACGGTAAGCGATCAACGCTGACTTCATGTGGTCTCGCGGCAGAAGAAGGAGTTGGTGTGACTTCGCGCCGTCGCTGGTCCACCACGATATTACTTCCCTGTGGATGTTCCCCAACAATCGTTTCGGGTGAACGAGATTGATGAACTCTTCGAGAGAAGACTCGGCTAGTTCTCTTCGTTGCGCGCGTAGTTGTTCTACTTCGGATGTCTTGGGCCTTCCGACTTTACCAGTGGTAATTTTCATATGCTTGCAGGTTTATTCCGCGGACGCCCACCGAGCTGCCCAACAATGCGTGCGTGCTTTGTTATGCTTGCTGGTTTCTTATATTTCTTATTTCCACCGGGCATTAGCGGCTTTCATAGCAATTTGAGTACGTTGTTGAGGAGATAGGCTTGCTGCCCTGGCGTGTCCACCTGCCGTAGCTAGAATCTTCGCAGACTTAGCCAGCTCTTTATGGTGAGAAGGAGGGTACCTATTATGGTAAGTTTCCGAAGTATGCTTCGGTTTAAACAGCTCTCCCTTGAGACGTCCACTTGAAACAGTGACGGGAGCAGGGGCTACGATGTCCCAGCTGAAACTCCAGCTTACGCCCCAGGAGTCACCCCATGTAGAAGCCATTACGGCCCCCAGGGATCTACGAGAGTACCTGTACCGGTTACGGTAACACCGTTGACAACACGGATATTAGAATCAACTCTGTTGGCTACAGTGAAGCTTAGGCTGTCTGTCTTGGCTTTGATGCCAGTTATGCCTGCATTATCAGGAGCTGTATAGCTTGCAGAAGCTAGCCGGCTAGATACGGTGGCGTCGAGATTGCTGGCTGTCAGTCCTGTGACTGAACCTACCGAACCTGTTACGCTACCGACTGCGCCAGTGACACTGCCTACTGATCCGTTGACGTTACCGGAGACTGTAGTGACAGTTCCCGCTGTTTGGTTAGTTGTGTTTGCGATTGTTCCGCCTGGGAACGTCGCCGCGAGAAAGCCTGTAGGCTGAGTATAAGTAGCCATGCGAGAAGAAACAGTGGCGTCAAGATTAGTAAGTCCGCCAGTACTTGCAGAGACAACTTCGAAAAGCACTCCGACATCATCGATGGTTCCTTCTGTCCCTCGGATAGCGAGAGGACCTAGTGTATTTGTGTCTGTTGTACTCAACGAGACTGAGTACCAACCAGAGGATATGCCTGTCGCGTTAGTCGCGCCAGCGCTGGGGTTGCCGAATGCACCTCCATTTTTACTGATTGTGATAGCGATAGTCTTGCCAGTTGCTTCTGTGACATGGTCTGATGACAGGTATGCCTTGAACATAACTAGCTTGGTAGTGGATTGAGGTATAGCTAACATTAGAACCCTGATGCGCCTCTAGCGCGTGATATGCCTGTAGACCCGCCACCGCCGGTGTCTTGGTGTTGAAACGCACCTACATCTCTGTAGTCAGTCTGGCCTGGCAGGAATACGTCTGGGAAGGCTGTCTCCCGCAGTAGCGCACCTGCACCCGCCGTAGTATTAGTAGTGAAGTCCGCGCCAGCTGCGTTAGTGAAGAATGAACCGCTCCCTAGGATTGGATCGATGTCAAATACTTGACCTGTAGCTGCGCTACTCCTAGCTGTAGTATTGTTGTAAGAAGCACACCTCATAAGACAATACCTAGATGTACCGCCAACCCAACCGAGTGTTCCATTATTCTCTGCGATACAGTTTATATAAGTACCCCCTGTATTCTGGGGAAAGAAACCATGCTGACCATTACCATATGCGATACAACCAACTGCAGTATTAAAAGCGCTGAAACCTCCACCGCCTGTGTTATTATTACTAATACATCCAACGGCATTAACCGCTGTCAGTCCATGCGATCCGCTAGCTATTGCGTTATCATGAACCCAACAGAAGAATGCGTTTCCAACCAAACGAATGCCATTAGCAGCGCTGGTTAAGGTACAGTTTGAAACCTCACAGTATATGGCACGGCCTACAGAGTTGTCCTGTAAGACGCCTCCTGTAGTGTTCCAAGTACCGTTCATAGCTTTGACGTAGAAGTATTCCCCAGACATCAACCCTGCACGACTGGTAGTTTGGTTATTACAATCTAAGATTAGGTTCTGAAGGAAGTAAGCGTTATTAGTGCCAGTAAAGATAACAGCGTTAGATACACCGGTATTTAGCTGGACAGTCGGTCTGTTACCGCCGACAGCAGGATATCTAGTACGACTTGCATCATACCCTATCCAATAAGAACCGGCTGTTCCTAAGACACAGCCTTCAGCTATGTTAGTCGAAGCCGAGGTTACTACGTATGGAGAGGCGTTGTATTGAATGAAAACCGTATTACCGGAAACACTGCCTCCTGCGACGATAGCCGCACCTGCAGCACCGGGGGAGAATAGAGCCCCACCAATCTTGAGAGTCACACCAGTGCCGGACGTAAGTCCTGTAGCACGGTCGACTGTAATCTGTGTAGCGCTAGGACGGGCAGTAATCTGATACCAGCTTTGAACGACAGCACCCGTACCTCCAGAGACGGAGATGATGTTACCGATGACGTCTGTGCCGAAGGCAGCAGATGCGCTGGTAATAGTAGTAGTACCTGCAGTCACACCGTCGGTGACGGAGTACTGAGGAGAAGTTTGCTGAGACCAGTCAGTTCCCGACGCACCTGTGACAAAGCCACCACCGTTGGTGTCATTGCCAGTCAGACGTACTTCGAAGACTGTATTAGCAGAAAGAGCCACTTACGGGATTACTCCAGCTACAACAGTAACTCGTTGAGCTCCATTGGTGTACGGAGTCTGAGAGACGTAAAGTCCACCTTCAGGGGAAGAAATAGGATTAGCGCCTGTCACAGGAACGGGAGCTGTTCGGACGTTCCATGCACCACAAGGGGCATACTTTCCGACGTACGTCAGTCCGTCAACTACGACGACGTTATAGCTGCCGTCGGCGGCATATAGACCCGTATAGGTCAGGCCGTCGACGACAGATACATTCAATGAACCATCAGCGGCGTAAGTCACTTTACGTAACCTTTACCGTGTGAGAGTTCATCTAATTTTTTTTCGATCATTGTGAGGCGATTGTCCTGTACTGCCACGGTAGTTAAGACCTTTCCCATATTAGAAAATGCCTCCGTCATAGTTTGCTGAGCCTTCTCTAGATGTGTGACGTCATTCTGAAGTAGAACGATATCTGATTTCATGTTATAGACTAAGCCTATGACGCTAGCGATTACGGTAAGTATCGTAATGATATTACCTAGGGAGACAGTCCAATCAATCACGGTATTACTCGGGGATCATGCACCAAGCAATGCCACCAACGAAGAGGGGTTGGGACATAGCAGGGGCAAGCCAGAGTGCGACTGTACCGGCGACGATAAATCCGACGGCGAATACAATCTTAACGATATGAAATGCTTGGGACATTACTTAGCCTTTTCAGACTTATCTGCCTTGACCTTGGCATCGAATTGCTTCTTAGCTTCGGCGTCTGCGGCCTTATTCATTTCGTCTAGCTTCTTCTGCTGCTCTTCGCGCTGGACGCGGGCTTCAGCTGCTTCCTTGAAGGAAGGATCGGACGGAGGAGTTACACCGACGCGAACTGCTTCGAGGTCTTCCTTAGTAGCGATCTTGACGTCTTCAAAACGGGAGGGATTGTCCTTCACGAGGGCTTTCTTCTCGTCTTCGGTGAACTGCACCTGACCGAGAGGAACATTGTCTCGCATACCGTTCGTATAGGAGACGGCTACGAGGTCGACATTGGTATTGCTGGGCACGAAGGTCGATACGAGATACACTTCGCGGTTCTTATAAATTGCCATATATTAAATCCTTAGGTTTGACACGGGTTGCCTTATCGCGCATCGAGGGCATTAGGTCGTTATCAACCCTTTGTTCGGAGTGACTAGTTTGGTCTTCTTAGGTTTCTTTTCGTTCTCGTCTTCAAGTAATTCGATGGCACGTTTACCGAGCATCGCTTGCATTACGAGCATCCCTCGTTGATCGAGGGCATTTATTAGTGATTCTAACATTATTACTCCTTGACATAAGTATACACGAGATGTAGTATGTTTGTCAACATAGGAGAATTCTATGAAAGAAAACGAAAAGATAGTAAGTGTTATGTTCTACAAAGAAGGAGGAAGAGAGTTCTCCTTTGATAGACTCCTCAAGAAAGGGGATACTATTGTAGACATAGAGTTTAATACAGATACACAACTCTTCGATCTCCTAGTCAGAGAAGAAGATATGGAGGTAAGATACTATGGAAGTCCAGAAACAGGTTACGCCGCTTCCGTCGGATATAAAGCTAAAGGAGATAGAAGCGTTTGAGAACTTCTTTAAACGAAGAGGTGAATATAGTAAATTTATCCAAAACATCGCCAACGAAGAACGGGATAAGCTTGAGTCAACTAGACTCCCTAGAGTGGGCGAGAGACTTCATGAGGACTTATGAAAGAAAGCATAAGAAATGACTGATTTCTTCATAAAAACGATTCCGCTCCCGGTTGACAGACCTACAGCGGAGATCAATCACCAGATAGCCCTAGAAGCCTCTAGGAAGCCCGCTGGTGAGTTATTTGATATATGGAGCTACCCCACAGGCCCAGAGGGTGTAAATCGCATCAGTGAGGCTTATAACGCATTTAAAGGCCTATTGGCCAAAATAGGAGATTATATGAACTTTAGTACGTACTCTGGCTATGGAGCAGAAGCTCTCCAGATAGCCGAAAGGAATCCTTGGACAACGGCAGGATGGCTGTTCGTTGGCAGTCTTGTAGTTGTAGCAGTGATGAGACTAGTCTACCATCTCAAGGGATGGGAGTGGTAAATGGCTTATGAATGGGTGTTGTGGCTATTCGGGATAGCAGCGATAGTGATTGTCTTGGCTTGTATCGTTACTGGAGTAGAGATGTTTGTCAGATGGTTGTGTGGTAATGACACTTGAGATTTGGTTAAGGAAGAACTTCCCTGACTGTGAAAAATTGTGGAAGTATTATCTATAAATTTTGTTCGATATTTATGAGGGGTAATTCAATGCGCGCTAAGCCGGGGGGCACCCCCTACACCCGATTTAATCGGACGCGATCTAATCGTTTCCGACTTTAGAACCGTTCTAAGACTCTGGCCGCGTCGGTGTGGCATACAAGATACTGCATACCAATAGAGAGGGAATATCCTTAGCTGATAGCCTCTGATACCATGCAATTACATACGTCATATCATAGGTAATATCATAAGGTATATACTCTAAGAGAGGATAAGATATATCAATAGAATATTATTCTAACCCTAAGGTTGTCATACCCTAAGAATATTATTCTCTTCATTCAGCCTTTAAGGGCAACAAAAGAATACGATTCTCCGAAAGATACAATATTTAGAATAACATGGCTTTACATAAGGATTGGTAGGCTTTAGGATATAAGCACGGTCAAGAGATGGTTAGCCGCCCTACGGGTTTGCGGTTCCCCTGCTCATCTGGCCTAGCACGGCCCACGGCCCATCTGAATACGTAGGCGGTAACACCCGTTTGTGCGTATATGGGCACGGGACATCCGTGTGCTCGCATAGCTTGCCCATACCGGGCAAAGTGCGAAGCGTTGGCTAATCACCAACAAAACCTAACATCAAGAGAGGCAACGACAATGACTGAACTCAACAAGACGCTAGGCCAAAAGCAGATCGAAGCAGCCCGGTTCGCCGCTTCACATGTTCCCGCCGAGTTCCTTTCGTCCGTGTCAACGGTCGTGAAGGCTAAGGAGGATTGGGAAGGCGGCCCGGTCACAATCTGGCAGGCTACTGTCAAGTTCTACACTGGCGAAGCATTTGACGCCTTCCCTGATCCGCAGTCGAAGGAAGGCGAAGGCGAGAACAATCCGTGCAAGTTCACGGTAATGGAACCATCCGGCAAGGATGGCAAGTTCAAGCCCAAAGAAAAGGATTACTATAACATCTTCGCCGACAACCTGCCTCCGGCGGTGACGCTGTATCAGGAAAAGGATTGGCTGGAACGTCTCGGCAACGACAAGATGAAAACGGACGGTATCCCCGCCGAGTTCATCGCCGAGTACGGCGGTGCCAGCCATTCCAAACTGGTAGCGCGGGATGCAAGGCTTGCTAAGGTCAAGAACCGGATCAACTATTACCGGGCTACGATCAAAGCAGGCTTCGGCCTCCGCTTCCAACTCGAAAAGGTCAACGAACTCAGCGGCGTTCATGCTGAGGTTGTGCCATCGGCAGACGGTAAGGGATACGAGAACCGTGTCCGTGTCCGGTCAACGATGGTAGGCCGCGAGTTGGAGGATAACGAAGGCATGACCATTAAGGCATTCATGAAACTGGATGCTATGGCCGCCTTCAAGAACGGCGCAACCTTCCATGCTCTGATTGCTACGCGCAAGCGGCAGCAAGAGGAAGCAGAAGGCAAGCGCATCACGACGGCAGAAGAGGCACGGAATACGTTCCTCTTACTGCACGACTATCTCGATACCATCGTGACCGACAGCAAGCAGGAAATGTACGGCCAGTGGGTCAAGTTCCTGAACACTAAGGCCGGTGACGATACGTTCATGACGCTGTGTGATATCCGTGATATCATCAACGGCATGATCGACAAGACCAGCAAGCCCGGTGAACGCAGGCAGGCTATCGCCCAACGCATTGCCGACGCTGCTTAATCCCTCTATCACAAGCCTGAGCCGGGCATACGTGCCCGGTTCTAGCGTGTGATAACCTGTCATAATGGCAGGCCGCACGGTGAGGGAACTAACATGCGACACATTGTCCAGACTGCTTACGAAACCCTGCGTCATAACAAGCACGACGACACAACCACGGTTATCATGACCGGCAAGGTTACCATCCCTTGCGTCGACGCCAACGAAGCGCAGGTGATCGCCAACGGCATGAACGGCGGAGACCGCAAAGCATGGGCTGGCGTGGAACTCTACACGCAAGGCGGTGTCAAGGTCATCCTGTCCTATGACGATGTTCGGGATATCGCCCGCGTCGCCCGCTCCATCGGCCCGGCTTTGACCAGCGCCGACGCAGCGTAACATAATTACCACACCCTGTGATGTATTTGCAACAGTGTTGCATTTATGTCACAGGGTATTTTTTTGTCTGATGACAGGTTTTGCGGTGCGGTATGTGTGTATTGGATATACCACAGGTGTGTCCTAAATGCAACACATACCCATGATGACAGGTTTTTCTAGGCGTGTATGTATGTGTTTAAGGTCTTATGGTGGCGACCATGATTTCATATGGTATAACTCTGATTCTTACTGACATTTGTATTACGGGCTAAGTGAGGTTGACCTAAGAAGTCGTAAATGAGATAATGTATGTACAGTTGGAGAGCGGCTCTGACTGGTAGAGGGAGCTTACGATGTATATGATTAAGACGGACAGAGGTTGGCTACCATTCCACGCGCTTAACAAGCCGTGTCCTAACAGCAACGATCTTCAAGGCGTATTCCGCCCTGCTGATCTCAAGACCGTGAGGCCTCTGTTGGCAGCACGTGCGGCACGCTTTGCCGCTGCACTCGACACCGACCAGTACGGAATGTCCTTCCGTGGTGATTCCTTCGCCGAGCCTATCTTCGGAGCATTCGGGGAGAAGCTGTGATGTCTGTCAAACAACCCAATCGGGAGATCTCGATTGACTTCACCTGTCAAGACTGTCCCAACGACGGGTGGGGTCCGATGTTATGCACAGAGGTATGGAACAAGATCGTTCCTCTGGGCAACCACTGCCGATACTTTCTCTGTCAACCCTGCATGGAGCGCAGGCTTGGCAGACCCATCGTTCAAGGCGATCTTCGGGATTGTCCTATGAACTATCGACATCCCGCGTATGTTATGCATGGGAGGCTGTGATGGGTAAGTCACACAAATCATCAGGCTTGGACCAACTAGGCCCCAAGCATGCAAACTATGGACGTGGGCTCGCCTTAGGGCGTCCCACTACGCATGGAATGCATAGCATCTCTGCTATACAACACGCCTCAGTGCGTCAGAGGCAGGTCAAGATCACACTGGCTTGGAAGCCATTGCGTTGGCAGGATATCAAGACGAAGGAAGATGAGGTAGAGCTAGAACTCTACCCTCATTTTTACTGCTATCCAATCTATACGGAGGATGACGATGCGTGATCCCCGCATGGGTCCTGTGTACATCATACTAGCAGCCTTAATGACTGCTATGATATTGATGGTTATACTTAGCTGACTTGTCTTGCGATGTCAGCCTCAGGTTAGGTACGCCTAGCCTGCATCATTCGTGGCTACGCCTGCCGAGAAGGCGCCACTCCAGAAGGTAGTTTACCTGCGGAGTATAAACCCGGAGCTGAGCATCTCCGCAACTTCTGCTCACCATAGGAGGTTAGTATGCAACAGGATCATCACGTCCATGCATATCGTGCTTGGTTAGCTGAACTCTTACATCTATTGAGGAGGCGGGCATGAAACGTGTTCAGATACGTATGAAGGCAACGAAGGATACACGTTGTGAGTGTCTCCGTCGTGAACAGGACTGGCATCTATACTTCAATGGATATACCCGTCCTCACTTCAAGCTGCCTGCTATTCGGCAGCACTATGAATTCGGTTGGAGTCTCTCTGACTCTCAGCCTGTACTGATGCACGTAGTGCAGGGAGCATACGATGAAACGAGCAGCGATACTGATTGATGGGAGTAATGCCTATGCTTCGGCTATGGCACTCGGCTTCCAGATTGATTACGTCAAGTTCCTCCGTTACTTTAGTAAGCAGTATGATATCAACCGTGCACTGTACTTCACAGCGCTGCCACCGAAGGATATGGTATCACCGCTGCGTCCAATGACGCACTTCTTGGAACATAACGGGTATACTGTTATCTCCAAGGAGACTAAGGATTACATCACCCATGCCGGCGAGAAGAAGCGGAAGGGTAATATGGACTGTGAGATAGCAGTCTATGCTACCAAGTACGCCGAGGTCGTCGACGAGATGGTGCTGTTCTCTGGTGACGGTGACTTCCGTTGTGTTGTTGAACGTGTGCAAGAACTAGGTACACGGGTTACTGTACTGTCTACTCTCGTTGGTAGTATGGTGGCTGATGCGCTGCGACGTCAGGCTGATACGTTCATTGAGCTTGATGGATTACGCGCTGACATAGAGCACATCAAGAATGTGCAGGTCAAGCGCTACACTCTGAGGTCTTAGGAATATCAAACCGGCGGCGGATAAGCTCGCTTATACAGGCTAGTTTGCCCGCTGTCAAGCGTTAATATGCATTGATGACAGGTTTTCGGAGGGTGATATGGGTGATGACAACAAGCCTGACTGGCTTACGACTGAGTTATTCCACGCTACTGTGTGCTGTGTGTATGTCATAGGCACAGTGGTTGGCGTGTACATTCTGTACAAACTCAAGGGTGGGTGAAACACCCCTCCAAATGGGTTGGTAATCCTGAGATTTGTTTTCAGGGTTAAGTGTGGTTGACGTAAGAACCCTCAGGAGCTATACTGTATAGACAATGGGGAGAAGGAAATGGGAAACAGAAGCATCGCTGCGAAGCGAAGGAAGTTACAGAAACATATCTCCGCACTTCCCCGTGTCATATCTTTTGATACGCCCGGAGAGTTTACGAAGTGGGAAGGCAGCAAGATGCCTGAGCGGCTTAAGGCCGAGCGGGTTAGTGCACCCGGAGGTATGAACCGGGAGGTAATGCTCACTCTCAAGGCTGGTGCCAAATCTTTAGGCGTCAGTATGGGTGAAGTAGATGAAATGATCCTCCGTATCTACGGGAGATTGTTCATCGGTACTCCAGCCGGTAAGGCTGAGGTGCGGGACACCATCATGCGTCTCCGCAAGGAGAAGGTGGTAAATCATTTCTTTCAGATAAGGGACAACGCTTATGAGCGTGTCCGCCTGTATTATCGGGCCGATAGGACGAAGTTCATCCTCGTTCGGGATGACAAACGAAGACTGGTAATTCAAATCAGCCTCCCCTACCCCGATAAGAGTTATGCCCTCCGTTGCTGGGAGCTTCAGCGCATACGTTGGGTAGACAGAACCACTTCGGTTGCCCCTCCCGGAGTGTAGCTCGGCCGCACCGAGCCAGTAGCCCTCGGAGAGAAATCTCCGGGGGTTTTACTTTGTTTAATGAAGAAGCAACAATGGAGTTAATCCATGTACGTCTATCGTGTGGAACACAAAGAAGTAGGTGTAGGCCCATACCAGATGGGAATGGCGTGCAGTCCTCGTCTCTATGACGACGACCACCCTTCTCCCGCTGATAGCGGTATTCAGATGGAGCCTGATGATTTCTCTTGCTTTGCTAAGCCTGAGGATCTGACGAAGTGGTTCCGTAGCTCTGAGTTCTCGTTGTTCAAACAGTTTGGATTTGATACCTACCGATATGAAATCAATCCTGCTAACGTCAAGCTTGGCGATAAGCAGGCTGCGTTTAAGAAGGCTAAGGCCTACAAACGGGAAAGGGTAACGGTGCACTGATGCGTGCTAATACACGTCGCATGCTCTGCTCCTACAGCGGTAAGGTCGTGCACTTTACACAACGTTCAGCTCAGCTGCTGTGTAATTCCAAGATAAAGCTGAAGGTTTATAAGTGTAAACACTGTGGTTTCTTTCATGTCGCTACGAAGGGGAAGAAGAAATGAGCATCAAGGAAGCCATTGCGCAATTCAAACAGGCTGTCGCATCGCCTGAACGCCACGATCTTTACATGCTCGGTCAACTCGTTGGTACGTATACGAGTTGGTGCATGACGGATGACCAGCAGGAAGTTCTCTACTATAACTTCTATCCGCGGGCTCCGAAGGGAATCTTTCCGATCGGCGACATCGCCGTCGATTACGCGGAAGGTGAAGTCTACTTGTTCGAAGAGAGCAAAGACGAGGAGGTGGAGATAGACTACGACAGTGCCGTCAATATCATTGAGGCAATCAGCAAGGAGCTTTAATGTCGGCTAAGATGTGGGAGTTCTTTCAGGATGTCGCAGGCTTCGTGCTTGGCATCCTGTATATCCTTGGACACTGGCTGTCCATTACGTATGAGGCCATCCGCCTGTGGGCGTATGAGAATTCCGAGATCGTCTACGGTTTCGGGGCAGCCATCATTGCGTGCGGCTTGGTGGCTTTGATGCTACGGGCTGTATGGCAGCGTTGGCTGCGTGACAAGGTCAGGCCTTTGTATTGGAAGCTAATCCAGCGACCGATGCATCGTGTTCTTGCTCCTGTTCGTCGTCTTCATCGTCGGTGGTCCGTAAGGAACATGGAGAAGAAGATGGCCAAATGGAAGCAAGGGGCTCTTGCGGACATACTTGGTGATGCTTTCCTTGATGCCTGTGTTCTCGGGATTATTTCCGATCAAGAATACAGGGAATACTTGGAACGAGTCGGCAAGTTATTCGACATGCCTGATCTAGTGCGTCGGAAGAACAACAAGCTGGCCATCGCTCATCGCGTCAAGACCAACAAGACGCATGAAGCCAGCCCGAAGGGCAAGATACCGGGTGGTAAGCCCGGTGAGAATGTCATCCCTCAGTTCGTCGGCATCGGCGATCGCTTCCTCAGGAAGCACAAAAAGACAGCGTAAAACCTGTCATCAGGTGGCGTACGCGCCATTTGCAGGCTGTTTCACAGGGCATTCGCCCACTAACAGAAGAGAGAGACCATGAATTTATCAGCAATCGTTGAGAAGAAGCCCGGTCATGTCGTTCCGACGGCGATGATCGATCATATCATCAAGCTTCGCGGCTCGGTGTCTGGCTTCGCAATCCGTCATGCCGACAGTGGCAAGCCGGAGATCGACTACGAGTTCGCCGAAACGGCACAAACAGCAGCTCAGTTCGAGAAGCTGATGGACGCCGGCAAGGACAACTCGATCCTCTTGTTCTTCGCTGACAAGAAGGGGACGTTCGACACCAAGAAGGACATTCAACCCTTCATTCTGACCGACGGCGACGACGCCATGCTGGCTGTCTTTGTCGAAGGTGACTTTTCGAAGTACACCAACCCCGCCGGGACTCGTTCCGACGAGGGCAACTTCTGGGAGCAGTTCCTCGAGCCGCTGTTGATCGAGACCGCCGGCGACAGCAAGTCGCTCGACGATTTCTACGCCAAGCTGCGCAGGAAGACCTTCCAGGACACTCTGATCAATGCCAGCAACCATCGTTGCGTCTTCGCGTTCCTGCCGCTGACCGGTGAGCCGATCTCCTTCGGCAACAACGAGCTCGGCAAGTCCTACGAATGGGGCAACGTCTCCGACAACATGGCCTTCGGCGAAACCAAGGAGAAGCACGTCGTCTCTGCTGCTGCATCCGCTGTTGCGGAGGTTGCGAAGTCAGCGAAGCGTCGTTTTTTCTCCGACAGTTCAGCCTCCCCTGCGCCCGAGGCTACACCGCCGGCCGTCCCGACGGCCCCGGACACCAAGCATTCCGTCCCCCAGTCCCCGGTCCCGGAAGCACCCAAGACCGACACGGCGATTCACGCCGGCTCTGTCTGGATGTCCCCGCCGGAAGGCGCGGAACGCGGCGTCCGTAATATGTGGTATCGGACGTTCAATGCGAGCCATCCGAACCAGCTTCCGAAGGAGCACGACAAGCGTCCGAAGATCCTCGTGGCACCTCACCACGTCGAGTTCGCCAAGCGTCCGATCAAGACGGCGAACGAACTCAAGATCCTCGTCAACGACATGAAGACCGGCTCGAAGATCATCGCTCCGAAGGACTTCAAGCACGCTCACGTCGAGCTCGAGAAGGCGAAGCCTGATCTCAAGGTCGTGCCGCAGAATGTCTCGGACTACATCCCGGACATGGACACGGCCGAGACCAGCAAGGCAATGGAACTGGCGGTGTCCTTCATGGGCGACGCCTTGAAAAGGCCGACACTCCTCGATCTCCAAAGGATCGAAGAAGGCTGGCCGAAGTTCTCCGCCAAGGTCGGCATCCCGCTGGCTGACACGATGTACTGGACGCCTGATCAGCTGATGCAGCTCGACAAGAAGATGCTGGTTCAGCTTCTCAACGAGTTCAAGACAAGCTTCCGCGGTACCGACGAGTTCAAGTCGATGGTCGCCAAGGAAGCCGAAGCTCGGCAGGCTGCTGCCAAGGTCGTCCACGAGAAGGCCAAGGAAGAGCTGGCGCCTGAGCCGCAGAAGGTTGCTGCCTCCGGTGGAGGTAAGCGTCGCTTCTTCAGCTAAGGCACAGTCAGAAGAGACTGTGGTAACTACCGGTTAGAAGAAACCGGAACGGGGAGAGGCAAGCAGCGTAGTTAGCTACGCCAGTCCTCTCCCTCCTTACTGGAGGGTGTTATGGATATTTCTGATCCAAAAGAAATCAGGGCTATGAACCTGATGATCCGGATGCAGGTGCGGCATACACCTGACTACCCAGTTTTGTTGGAGTCTCCGGCGTGGTTGTTTTTCGTCGTCGACGACCTTCAGACTGGATGCCGAAACGCTCTCGGTGAAAGGTACGCTTGTCGTGCCTACACCCACTGCGGTTTCGAAGTATTCAGGGAAACTTTGACCGACAAGGTCATCCCCTTCCATGGATATCGTTCCCCCCAGTTGGTTGATAAGCTGCACTTCGCCCGTATTAAGGGTGAAGTCCACAAAGTCCCAACAAAACAAATCCCCAAGCTTGACACGGCTATGCGGAACGGAGTACAATTCAGACGTACTCGGGTGCTCCTCCTCGCTTCTGAGCGTGATCATCAGCTCGAAGAGAACTTCTGGCACAAGCACGTCACCGGTGCTCCGCTTTACAAACACATCCTCACTGAGGAACGTACTGTAATCCTGCGGGCCTTTATGTACGTCGCAATGCGCGACTACTGGAACCCCATCATCGACGGACTTAACTTCGATCATCTCGAGATCCAAGATAGCCCCCGTCCGTGGCTTAACCGCCATTACCAATTCAACAAGAGACGGAATGAGTAAGATAGTAGAACAACATATCGCTTGTGATGACTGTGGTTCGTCTGACGCCAAGTGCGTCTACGAAGACGGCCACAGTTATTGCTTTTCGTGTCTCACATACACTCCTCCTGAGAGAAATACTTTGTCTGACTTAGAGAATTATTCCTTCGAATACCTGTCATCACGCGGAATTATACGCGAAGCGATGCAGAAGTACGACGTAAAGACTAGGATAGCGGCAGATGGTAAGCCTAAAGATATGGGCTTCCCGTATCCTAATGGGAGTTATAAGATCAGGACTCTCGATAAAAAGGGTTTCTATACTCAGGGTGATATAGCCAAAGCTGGTTTATTTGGTCGTAATAAGTTCGCGGCTAGCAGTCACAAAACCGTGACTATCACAGAGGGAGAACTCGATGCTCTATCGCTTTGGCAGACTGTACGCACGCCTGTCGTCAGCGTTCACAGTGCTTCTAGTGCTGGGACTGACGCTGGCTTGGACCGATCCTGGCTTAACTCATTCGAAAAGATTATACTTGCGTTTGATGGGGATGAAGCAGGACGTCAAGCAGCATCTAAAGTGGCAAAGTTGTTTGATTACAACAAGGTTTACATGGTGTCCTTCCCTGGTGGTGCCAGAAAAGACGCCAACGATTACGTCGCCGCCGGCGAGGATGGAGAACTGGCAGCGATTTGGACCAATGCGCGAAGATACCTCCCGCAGAGCATAGTCTCTTCGTTCAGTGAGTTCGACAAGATCATCAGGGAGACGCCTCGTCAGGGCGTCCCCTACCCCTTTCCTACCTTAAATTATATGACCTACGGTATTCGTACCGGAGAGAGTGTACTTATAACCGCCCAAGAGGGCATTGGTAAGACGGAGGTGATGCATGCTATTGAACACCAGCTACTTAAAGAAACCGATGATCCTATCGGCGCTATCTTTCTTGAGGAGCCGAAGCGTCGTCATCTTCAAGCGATCGCGGGAATTCATCTCCAGCTTCCCGTCCATCTGCCAGACAGCGGTGTCGATCATGAACAAACACTCAAGGCCGTTCAAGAAGTTGTTAGGGTGGACGAGCGTCTTCACATCTATAGCCATTTTGGATCAGATGATCCTGACGTCATTCTCGATACCATTCGATTTCTGGTATCCGCGCGCGGTTGTCGTTACATTCTGCTCGACCACCTTACCATGGTTGTCTCTGGAGCTCGAGGATCGGATGAGCGGACTTCGCTCGACTATCTTTCGACGCGACTAGAGATGATGGTGAAGGAGCTCGACTTCGCGTTGATCGTTGTTAGCCATGTTAACGACGACGGTCTGACCCGAGGTAGCCGTAACATCAGTAAGATAGCAGATATCCGTATTGATCTGTCTCGTGATGTCGAGTCTCCCGATCCAGTCGTCCGTCGAACGACGCATCTAATGATCTCAAAGAATAGGTTCTGTGGAAGAACAGGACCAGCAGGTGAATTACTTTTCGATCCAGTTACTTATACTTTGTCTGAATTCATTGAACCCGACAACGACAACTGGAACCCTCATGTCCAAGCTAAAGCAGCGTGACGCCATGGTCTTTGAGTGTGAGTTTCGTCTGTGGAGGATTATCCCTCAGACCAACCATCTCCAAGGCTTCGTCCTTAACAGCAACAACGAAGACTTCCCCGAAGGCCAGATGTACACCGTTCTTAACGTCTCATTGACGCTCTATCCTCGATCAGAGCGCTGGGGCGAAGAACACTACGTCGCTGAGTCTCCGACCAAGAAGCTCTTCTTACTTAGAAAGAAAAATCATTATGACTTATCCGTGGTCTAGCCTAAACTTCTGGAACAGCGGTGAATTTCAAGTCTGTAAGGAGCGGATCGATGACGATATACGACATGGTCACGGAGTTGTGCCGTCCAAGGCAAGCATGTTCCGAGCTCTTTCGGCTACACCGCTGGGAAAAACGAAAGCGGTTATTCTTGGACAGGACCCTTACCCAGATGGAAGGGGAACAGGACTTGCCTTCTCTGTTCCGAAGGACGTCGAACCAGTCGATTTCCCTCCTACACTCCGAGCGATCTTCGCCGAGTATCAACGAGACCTCGGATATCCAGCTCCACCTCACGGTGACCTCACAGCATGGGCGGAGCGAGGAGTCCTTCTCTGGAACACCATTCCTAGTTGCCGAGCTGGTAAGTCTTTATCTCACGACTGGCCTGACGGCTGCTGGGACTACCTCACCCGAGAAATCATCCAACGATGCGACGAACAAGGTGTCGTCTTCGCCTTTCTTGGAAGTGTCGCGAAGCGACATCTCGCCGAGGTCCGAACCTCTCCGGTCATTCTTTCATCGCACCCCTCCCCGCGAGGATCACTGAACAGTCGTAATCCTTTCGTAGGTAGCCGGCTGTTCTCGACTATCAACGCAAAGCTAGTAGAGATCGGCCATGAGCCGATAGACTGGAGTCTCGATGATATTCAGGGAAAAGGATCTGGTAGTAACTCTTCTTGAGGATCTACCGGTGATGGGGCACATCGTTGCTTTGTCGACGCAACCCCAGTCGGTTAAGGTTCTCATCTGCACGCCAGAGGGCTTCCTTCTCGAGCAAGATTTGTATGCTCTGGAGAAGGTAAATCTTACCTTTAGCACTGTCGCCGGTAGGGTGACACCGGCGAACGAAAATAACGCACCAGCGGCCTTCTAAAGCCGTTCTAGGGCCTATCTATAAGAGGTGGAGCATGCTTAAATTGATCGTAAATAATGATAAACCTGAGGATCAAGAAGCACAGCCCCTTTTAAGGACCGGAGGCAAGGGTCCACCGAAGAGTTGGGACTGGCTTAGGGATATGCCAGCAGGGACTGTGTTCCTTGCTCGGCCTAAGACTGGACCCAACACTTGGATCATCTATGAATTCGGTCATGGAGGAACCCATGCAGGGGAGAATACCCTGCTGATACCCAATCGGATGTACGACCAGCCTAATAACTGGTTTTGGTGTGATCCGTTGGAGTTCTGTAAAGTATACGAACTACGAGGAATACTCGAAGATGACTAATATTATCTACATTGAAAATCAATTGATGGCGAGGAAGATGAACCAGGCCCGTCAGGGCTTGGCCTTCTACTCGAAGATTAATACTGACGGCAAGTACGACGAAGCTATTGATCAAACCAGTAAGTTACTTAGGTCTTTCTACCGAAAGGCTCTGGGCAAAGGTCCAGCCCTCGATGAAGCAGCATAGGAGATTGGATGACCAAGGTAATTGGAATACTTTTTGTCGTGGGTATCACTGTCGGCGCTGTATACCTCGGCAGTCACCTCTCGGCGAACTGCTACGACTTCTGGCCGTTCAAAGGAAGTGCGTGCGTCGTCACCACGAAGTAATACGATACCCGGCGGGGCCTGCCTCTCTTCCCCGTCGGGTTACTTTGCTCCGCTACTCGTGGCTAGTCCTGTAAAGGGTACGACCTGCGAAGTCCCCCGAGGCTACTGGGTGCTTGCACCACCACGGTAGCGGGGCACTACTTTGTTAGTACTACTGCTAACTATAAGATCTCCTCAAGGAGGCTACAATGAGTGGTTTCGCTGCTGTCGCTCCCCCGCTGCCGACGTCGATCATGGATGCACTGAACGTGCCGAAGGTCCCTGATCTCGAGAAGGACAGCCTCGCTTTTCTGCGCAAGGCAATCAATTCCCCCACGATGGACGAAGTCAAGCAGATGGTCAAGGATATGGCCATGGAGCTGAACGTCCTCAACAAGTTCGAACTCAAGAAGGGCGATGATGTCGTCCTGCTGCCCGACCAGCCCCGTCACTACGTCTTCCCGGACGTCCTGACTGCGGTGGATCAGAACATCCCAGTTGCTCTGATTGGTCCGGCCGGCTCTGGTAAGTCGACTATCTGCAAGCAGGTGGCCGATGCCCTGAAGCTGAAGTATTACCTCCAGAATGCGGTCTCAGGTGCCCATGAGCTGACTGGCTACATGGATGCACAGGGTCGGTATATCCCGACTTCTTTCCGTGATGCCTTCGAGAAGGGCGGCCTGATCCTGGTAGACGAAATGGATTCGTCCGATCCAGGCGCGCTCAAGTGGATGAACACTGCACTGGCCAATGGCTACGCGATGTTCCCGGACCATCCTGATGTTCTCTATAAGCACAAGGACTTCCGGGTGATTGCTGCCGCCAATACGACTGGTCAGGGTGCTGACCGGATGTATGTCGGTGCTAACCAGCTCGACGCCAGTACGCTGGATCGGTTCGTCTTCATCGACTTCCAGTACGATACCAAGCTGGAACTCCTGGTTGCCGGCGACGTCAAGTGGACTGAGTATGTCCAGAAGGTTCGCAAGGCGGCTATGGCGGAGAACGTCCGTATCGTCATCAGTCCTCGTGCCTCGATCTACGGTGCCAAGCTTCTGAAGGCCGGCTGGCCTTGGGAGGTCGTGGAGAACCGTACGATCTGGAAGGGCACTGACATGGAGCTGCGCAATCGTGTGTATGCCGCCATGAACATCGAAAAGCTGGAGAAGAATGCTTCTGGTATGTTCACCGGTGCTGCCAAGAAGAAGGTGAAGTAATGGAACGGGTAATCGTTGGGAACGAAAAATCCCTAGCCGACTACCTGCCCCCGATGAGGTTCGGTAGTTTCTGGAAATCTCCCGAGAGCCTTGGAGACTTCTTGAAGGATTTCAAGGGTAAACCATGGGCTGACGCGGGGTTCGAAGATGATCGTCCTGATTGGGCTGGCTGTCGCACGCTCGCCGAGGCTATTGATCTGGCTCAGACGGGCTGGAAGGAAGGTGTTCCGAAGGTCGTGAAGATCAGGGACACCATCAATGCCCTCAATCCTGTCGCTCCTAAGGCCGTAAAGTACGGCATCTGCGGCGCTATTCCTGATGTACCTCGAGCAATCAGTGGTAACATCTTGAATATGAAGCAGATGGATAGTGCTTTCTCGAAGCGAAAACCTGTCATAACGTTGCTCTCGTCAATGGGAGCAAACTGCGGGACGTCTGGAGATGCGATTACCAATCGCGCTGCAGTCGTTGCTGCCATCGTTGATCAGGTCGAAGCTCGAGGCTTCGCAGTCGAAGTCATCGCCATCGCTACGGCTAAGTCCTTTGGCAGTGGAGACAAACTCAACTCTGCTTGTACTGCCGTCCGTGTAAAGTCTGCGGGTCAGCCCGTAGATATCGGACGGCTTGCGTATGGTGTCGGCCATGTCAGTATGTTCAGGAAGCTTATCTTCGCTTCCTGGACTTGCGACAAGGACGCATCCTTCCTAAGCTCGTGCTTGGGGAGTACCTACAATCTCGGGAACGGAGAACTTGAAGGCAAGAATGCCTACTACCTCCCCGGTCCCGAAGGAACGAGTGTCTTCAACACCGAAGAAAGGGCTTGCAAAGAAGGTCTGGATTATCTTATAAATAATCTCATCGACCAGAAGTGCCCGCCTTTCAAGGACATGAAGAAGAAGAAAGTCAAGGACCCCGGCGAGATTAAGTTCGTCGACGACTTCTAAAGGAGAAGGAGAATGAGGATGATGCCGACTTGAGAATAGTTCTAGACGTAGAAGCCAATGCTCTTGTAGACCCTACTCAGATATGGGTAGTGGTCTGCAAGGACATTGACACTAACGAATATCATATCTTCAGGGAGAAAGAGAATCTCCATAAGCTTAAGGAATACTTAGATACTTGTACGTTATTAATTGGACATAACATATTAGGGTATGATATACCTACACTACATACTATATTAGGTATTACTATTGACATCGGTAAAGTATTAGATACACTTATAGTATCTAAGTTAGTAGACTATCCCCGTAAGGGACATTCAATAGAAGACTATGGTATAGAGTTTAATCTGGAGAAGGGTAAGTTCTTTGACTTTAGTAAGTATTCAAAACTTATGGAAGACTATTGTATTAGGGACGTGGATATCTGCCATCGTATTTACAATAAGTACCGTAAGTATATTGATCACCCAGACCATAGAGACAGCCTTGATCTGGAGCATAGCTTTCAGTTGGTTGTTAATCAGCTCCATACAAACGGCTTTGCTTTCAACGTTAAGAAAGCGGAAGGATTACTTGAAAAAGTTACAGGAGAGCTTAAGCTTCTAGACGATCAAATCCTTGAAGCCTTCCCTCCTAGACTGAAGTTAATCCGAGAGATAACTCCGAAGGAAACTAAGTATGGCACGATCAGTCTTACCTCAATCCCTAAGGGAATGCGGGAACATATTGCTGATCTTACCGTTGGCGCTTCTTTTTCCTATTGCGCTTGGACTGAGTTTAACCCTAGTAGTCATAAGCAGATTATTGGGGTGCTTAACGAAGCTGGCTGGAGACCAGTAAACAAGACGAAGACGCATATAGAAACCGAGAGAGACCTCGGTAGACTGAAATATAATAAATACCGTACAACTGAGCTTGACATAAGACTAAAAGAATTAGATAATAAACTTCAAGAATTAAGAATAACAGGTTGGAAGGTTGACGAAGAAAACCTTGACACCTTGCCAGCAAGTGCTCCTCCTCCCTCCCGCTTGCTGGCTAAGCGTATCCTGCTTGAGTCTAGGCGCCGGACACTAACAGAGTGGATCGGTTTATGCCAACCGAGTTCCCGTAACTGTGAGTCTCGTATTCACGGTAAGTTTTACGGCATCGGCGCCTGGACCCACAGGATGGCGCACCAAAATCCCAACACCGCTAATATTCCCAATGAGTTCGACACCGCTGGCAAGAAGAAGCTATACGGTAAAGAACTAAGATCTTTGTGGATGGCTCCCAAAGGCCGTCTATTAGTGGGCGTAGATGCCGAAGGCATTCAGCTCCGCATCT